ATGTAGGTGGGGGGTGTGATTTATGTATACCCCCTACTATGTATCGCATATGTATAATGTATTCTCTCAATTAAGGAATTTTATATGATAAAGTGTCTTTTTATTAAGAACTATTTTAATCTGTTCTCTTTACTTTTTTGTAAATGTTCATAAAATCGTACTTAATTATGTCATCAATTGCGTCTTCAATGATAATGTTATTTTCTTCATCAGAAAGTTGTTCTGAAGTTCTAGCAATCCGTCCTAAATAAGCACAAGTATTGTAACCTTTTTCCACATCAAACAAGAACCAAGACTGAAATTGTTCAAATGGATCGTAAGGATTGTCAAATGTTGTAAGCATACATCTGTAATTGTTCTGTTCCATCTGTAATTCCCTCCTAATTCATATACTTAGATACTGTAGAAGAGCTAACACCTAAAGATTCAGCTATTTCAGCAGTAGTGTAACCTGACATTTTCATGGCGTTAATCTTGTTTACTTTAGCTTGAGACAGTTCTGTAGTCTGTCTAGGAGTAGCTCTCTGTCTTAAACTGTCGATGTCACAGTTATTAATAATCTGGATAAGCTTATTTTCACTAATAGCACCTGCCTGAATGGCGTCCCACTCCCTATCTGTAATCTCTATAGGCTGTCTATTTGCGCCTACTCGAATACGGGCTTGTGTAAGGGCTCTCTGCTTTTCTTTTTTTATTTCAGCCTTAGTCATATCAGGACAGTCTTGCATTATGGCCCGAATAGTTGCATTTGCAATGACCTGGGCTTGTCTTTCACGGGGGGCATTCATAAGGGATACATTAAGCTTAGCTAATAAGGAGTCTACTTCTGCTCGATATGCTTCTTTAGCTGATGCAGAGTACTTAATTTTGCCAGTAGCCAACATCTCTTTTCTTGCTTGATTTCCGAGAGACTTCAATTTATTAGCATAATTTGCATAAGCCTCTTCCTGAGGTGTACCAGATGATAAAGTTCTAGCATCATCAGTTTCTGCCATTTTTGTAGATTCCTGTGTACGAAATTTTACCTTACCAGTCTTAGGGTCTGTATATTCTTCATATACTTCTTTATAAGTTTGCTTGCCTGTTTCTGGGTCTATAATAGGACTACCTTTTCTCTTGATTACTAATTCTCTAGATTTAGCTCTTGATATTAAAGTAGATGCTCCTTCATGATATTTACCATTATCATCAACAGTTCCCTGATATCTTTTCTTTAATGATGAAATACCATTATCGATTGCACTCTGTTTATAATCTAATTTATGTTTTTCAGCATCAATTACAACCATACTATGACGAACAGCTCTTGCTAATTCGTCTTGAGTAGCACCTTTTAAATTCATATCAGTAATGAGATTTGATATTATACCCATTTCTGTCTGAGTATTCTTCATAATCTTATATTCTTTACCATCTCTGAAATAATGTGTAGTACCATTTGCATCTGTGGATTTAGAATCGCAACCATAAGACATCTTAGGGTCAAATCCTTCTAAACCTTTTAATGGAGGAGTTGAAGTAATCTTAATTTTTCCACCAGTTGGTATAACCATTACAGTATCGCCATCAAAGTCGGCTCCAGATAATCGTTCAGCTACTTTCGAACTAATACCTATGGCATCTTTAGGTGTATTACCTAATATATTTTTTCCTTCAGGTAATTTATTGTTAACTCTAAGAATAGGTATCTCAAAAGTTCCGCCATGAGGATAACGAATCAATGCTACCTGTTCTCCATCTTTATAATTTGGAGCATACACTTCTGTTTCTTTAATAGAAGTCAATGGTAAAATTACTTGATACTTCTGTCTAGGTAATGCCGCAGCTTGTAAATGTACAGCCGCAGAATCACAATCATCAGCAAACGATTTTAATAAAGCTTTCTTTACTGTAGGATTTGTTAAAGAACAAATTTCATCAAATTCAGCTTGTTTATCGTTAATTGCAAGATTAAGCTGTTTCTTAATCAAAGTCATATTCTGTTTGGCAAGAAACTGTGATGGTAAACGGTCTGACCATTCGCCCCAATCTCCTTCATCAGCTCTCTTATTGATGAGAGATAACTTTTTCTGTCCATCAGCATCAATATAATAGCTCTGACCGCCGTGCTCCTTGATTAATGAACCAAAAGGATTATCTGGATTATCTTTTACTTTCTTAAGAACATCAGTCATAGGAGTACCAGTTTTCTTATTGGTGTTAAACAAAACATCAACACCATCAGGAAGGTCGTCAGAATATACTGCCATTCCTTTAAGATAATGTGTTCCGTCAACCATAATACGAACCTGTGCATAATGTGAATTTCCTAAATCAAGGTCCGCTACTCCTCGACGAAGTTCAATAACTCCATCTTTATTAATACCACCCTCTTCTGCATATCTAATCTTTAAACGATTAGAATTCAGACTTTCGGGATATACAAATCCTTTCTGGAAAGTCTCACCATCATCATATGAAATATAATCCTTTACAGAATGTACATTTGCATAATCGTAGATTTCTTTATGTTCTGTTCCTGGAGGACATACAACTTTGATATTAGTCTGTTTACCAGGATTGGTAACTTGAGGGACACCTCCTCCATAAACTGGATATCCTTCCATTTCAAGAATATAAAGAGCTTGATTTAGTTTCTCTTTTGAGATTCCTAATTCTCGTTCAACACCAGTACCTACATCAATCATACCTTTTTCTTCAATTTGTTTTTTCAGAAACTCGGCAGTTGCTTTAGCCTGATTCATACGAGCCTCAGAACCCTCATTAAGTAATGAACGAACAGAAGAATCATTAGCATAACCCATTTGGTTAGCGATTTCCTTCAAAGACAATCCATCTTCTCTAAGAGATTTAGCTCTAGCAACTTCTAAAGCTCTACGCTCATCTTTAGCTAGAGAATACTGAGTTCTAAACTGAGTCGTTGTAAGCCCCATAGATTTAGCAATTGCATTATCTCCGGTCCATACTTTTCCATTCTCATCAGTAAACTTGAAATTAGAATTTCTTAATTCATCTACTCGACTCATAAAGTCTCCACTATGCTGATATGGATTATCACCAGAACCCCATGGATAACGTCCACTTCTTCTTGGCATTCCATAATGCATTAATATATCATCCAAAACTGGATTCATGGATTATACCTCCTGTTCTATAATTTTTTGTAAGTTTTTATTATCAGTTATGATTTTATCCATAATTGGAAGAATCTCATCCGCTTCAGGCTTATGATATAAAATTTCATCATTCTGATAGATTCTTAATTCAATATCAATTTCGCCCGGTTTAATACGATACTCCAAACAAAAGAAAGCAGCATAAATTAATAACTGTTCAATATGTGCTGGAGTCGCACCTGTTTTTAAATCATGAATTCTAAGATAATTATCTCGGAAGCTAATAGCATCAGCTGTTCCAAAGAAAATATCAGAATACACTAAAGTCAATTCCGGTGTCATCTTATGTCCGATACCATCATTAATATAAGTTTTTACTGTCTCAAAAACTTCTTTAGGTAAATATCTAATATTTTTCAATAACTGTTTTCCATAACCAGAAATGTCATCAAGGTCATCATTAAAATATTTTCTAAATATAAAAGTTTCAAGATTGTCTTTTACATTTTTTACACTAGTCTGTTTGTGACCAAGTGTAATCTGTGAAGCTGCAAACTCATGAATCTCTGTTCCTAATGCTGTACGATACTGAGAACGAATTGTCTCCTCCATTTTTTCAGGAGTGTATCGAAGCCAAGAACTTTTACTAGCTCCAAAAGTTGCATGACAGCCTTTAAGATTTGAATGCTTGTTGAAGTTCATTTAATACTTCCTCCTTATTCTCTGGACAAATGAATCTTGAAAACGACATCTTGTTCATTTGTTTAACATAGTATTCTTGATTCGGCTGTTTAGATGCTCCAGCATATTTTTTACATTCAAGTGTAGCCCATTTGTTTTTATACAAAACGAGCAAATCTGGTATTCCTTGAATATAACTGGAATCCAACTTCATAACCATACACCCAACAAAAAGATTTTTTAATTCTTTAATGAGTCCGGCTTGAAAGTCTCTTTCCAATTTTGTTCCTTTTGCCAAATGGTCCATCTCCTTTCATGTTTTTTTTACAAAGACAAAAGAGAAAGTTTAAAATAATGATTTTTAGGTCACGTTTTATTCTCTCTCTTCATAAAAGGGGATGTTTTTTTCGCGCGCATCAAAACAACCAATTTTTATTTAATCATTTCACCAAACCAAGTAAGTTCTAAGATACTCATATTTAAAACTTTTGAAATATTAATCACTGCACTAATACTTGGAGTTCTTGTACCTTTCAAATATCTACTAATTGTTGCCTCGGACATATTGGCTAACTTTGCCAACTCTTTTTGATTCAATCCTGAATCTACCATCTTTCTTGTAACTCTTTTTACAAATTCAGCTCGCCACTCTCTTTCGGTCATAAAGTATCTCCTTTCTTGTGAAATATAAGTCTTGGTCAAAAACCCACTTTTGTTTTTAACTTTATATAAATATTTAATTTTTTTATCACAATTAATTAAAAGAAAAAAGTGGGAAAGTGGGCAAAAGTGCCGCAAACCCGCATAAATACTGGGTTTTTTACGCCCGGTTTCCAATTGGAAAGTGGGCAAAGTGGGCTAAAAGTGGGCTAAAATCGATTTCCAAACGGAAATTCTTACAAATTTTTAACCAAAAAGCCCAGTTTCCAAACGGAAATTTTGCAAAAAATAATAAAAAGTGGGCATCCGTAAGAGCAATCTAATCAAATATAAAACCACTTTTCAAAAAATAAGAGGAAGAGTTCAAAAGGCTCTCCCTCAATCGTCACATCAGTTATTGTCAATTTCCTTTGCTATGTTTATCAGAACATAAGCTTTGTTTTCCGGCTTAATATCAGGAATCTTACATAAAGCTTCACCAAACTTGCCAAGTTCTTCAACAGCCACTTTATAACCTTGGTTAGCGTAAGAAGTCATAAGCTCAACCGCACCACTATAGTTATCAATCTTATCAACACCGTACTTAACGAGTTCCTCTGGAACCTCGATATTATTGTAGAGTATTTCCTTTTGATCATCAAGTAGTGTAGCATAATCAACTTTGGACAGTTTACGCTTAGCCACCACACCAAGTGCTGCCACACCAACGGCATAAGCAATTTCCACTTTGTGTTCCTTAACAAAAACCTTTACTTTTTCTAACTTCTTGTTCATAATTCATATCTCCTTTCTATGAAACAATAACTTTATAGTTTTCATAATATGATATGTAATTTTTGTGAATTAAATATCGTTCTCATTTCTATTAGTATTCAATTCTGACTTGAAATCATCCGGATGATGAAATCTATCGCTCTCTTTAAGTTCGTCCGCCATAACATTTTTTATTGCTTGATAAGCAGTTGGGTCGTAATAACCAGAACCATTCCTACTCAAGTTGTCTTCTTTACCCATTACATTGTTACCTCCTATGTCAATCTAATAATATTCTGATTTCGAGACCCTCTAAATTTAAGAGAGATATCTTTTTCAGACAAAATAAAAGGCCCATCCACTAGTACATCTATATCAAGGTCACATTTCATAGAATATAATTCTGAGTAAGTGTATCCAGAATAGATCCAAATAGTTTTTCGAGTTTTAAATTTTTTTCTAACTTTATTAATTAAATTTGTTACTTCAATATAATTTTCTTCACATAGTGGTTCTCCTCCAAGAATACTAAGACCAGAAATATAACTAGGCTCAAGTGCTGTTAATATCTCTTGAATAGTATCGTCTGTAAAAGGTTTACCATAATTGAAATCCCATAAATCCTTATTGAAACATCCTTCACAATGGATAGGACAGCCAGAGACCCATATAGAGACTCTGACCCCATCACCATTCGCGATATCAGTCTTTTTTATCGCTGCGTAGTTCATAAATTACTCCTGAATATCAATGCCTTTAATAAGTGCACGCTTTTCAAGAACTGATAAATACATCCCCATATGCTTCTGCTGTTCTCTTAATAAACTTAAAGGACAATCATGCTTAGGAGCTTCAGCACCAATCATCTCAGCCACTTCAATCTTGTTACAGATAGTCTTAAGTTTCTCGTATCTGATTTTTGTCTGCTCATACTCCGCAATAAATCTTTCTTTATAATCGTCACTCTGCATACCTGTTATAGTATCTTTTAAATCTTTCATCTTTTTATCCTCCTTATAAGTGTAATACTCTTTCTGCTATCTCCTGTGTTCTGCCTTGGTTCCAAAAGTTCGTACCAATATAACCACAAGTCCTTCTAGCAACATTAAGCTTATTTTGGTTACGGTTGCCACACTTTGGACACTCCCAAACCAATTTTTCATTATCTTTAACAATTTGTATCTCTCCCTCATATCCACATTCCTGACAGTAATCGGATTTGGTATTTAATTCAGCATACATGATGTTCTCATAAATATACTGAATGACTGAAATGACAGCAGGAATATTATCAAGCATATTAGGAACTTCTACATAACTAATAGCTCCACCAGGACTAAGAGATTGAAACTCCGACTCAAACTTTAGCTTCGTGAAAGCATCAATAGGTTCTGTTACGTGAACATGATATGAGTTTGTAATATAATTCTTATCAGTTACGCCCTCAATCACACCGAATCTCTTCTGTAAACATTTAGCAAACTTATATGTAGTAGATTCAAGTGGCGTTCCATATAAACTGAAATCAATATCAGTCATAGCTTTCCAATGATTCGTATGCTCATTTAAAGCCTGCATAACCTTTAATGCAAATTCCTTACCAGCTCCAGTGTGAGAATATCCAGTCATATACTTTGTGCATTCATACAGACCAGCATAACCAAGGCTAATCGTAGAATATCCATGATACAGAAGTTCATCAATCTTCTCATCCTTATTAAGTCTAGCTAAAGCTCCATACTGCCATAAGATAGGTGCTACATTTGATAGAGTTCCTTTCAGTCTATTATGTCTAGCCATTAATGCCGGAAAACAAAGATTTTCAAGCCTATCGTGCAAAATATCAAAGAATATAGTTTCGTCCTTACCAGAACTAAGAGCAACATCTACCAAGTTAATTGTCACGACGCCTTGATTAAATCTTCCGTAATACTTCTTACCTTTAACCCAGTTATTACTTTTGGAATAATTCTCCTCAGTTCTATCTGGAGTAAGAAAAGAGCGACAACCCATACAAGTGTAAGTGTCACCTTTGAGTTCTCGCTCTATCTTATTTGAAATATAATCTGGTACCATTCTCTTTGCTGTACACTTCGCAGCTAATTCCGTTAAGTAATAATATTCAGTTCCTTCATAAGCATTATTCTCATCCAACGCGTAAATGAGTTTTGGGAAAGCCGGAGTAATCCAAGCACCAGACTCGTTTTGTACTCCTTTTATTCTCTGAATAAGCACCTCTTCAATACAAGTAGCAAGGTCTTTTCTCTCCTGTTCTGTTTTTGCTTCATTAATATCCATATAGACAGTAATGAAAGGAGCCTGACCATTAGTTGTCATTAATGTTACAACCTGATACTGAATCGTCTGTACACCCTTTACAATATCTTCTCGAACTAATTTCTCAATGAAAATATCAAATTGCTCATCCGTCATATACTGAAGCAATTCTTTATGTTTTTTCTTAAGTCTCCATCTAGTCTCCTCAACAAATGGAGCCAAGTGAGCTAAACTTATAGACTGTCCACCATACTGACTAGATGCAACCTGTGCTATGATCTGTGTAGCAATATTACAAGCTGTACTGAAAGTATGAGGTTTTTTAATTAGTGTGCCAGATATAACAGTTCCGTACTGAAGCATATCTTCCAAGTTAACCAAATCACAATTATGAGAACGCTGAATAAAATAATCCATATCATGAAAATGAATTAATCCTTCGTTGTGTGCTCTCACAATATTCTCTGGTAACAATTTACGCATAGTAATATCTTTTGAAATTTCACCAGCAATATAATCTCTTTGTGTTGGAATTATCTCTGGGTCTTTGTTACTGTTTTCCTGCTTAATAGATTCATTCTGATACTCTACCAAAGACATAATCTGTAAATCAGTCTTGTTTTCTCGAAGAAGCTTATGTTCATATCGATAACGAATATAATGTTTAGCCACCTCATAAGCCTCATTCTCCATAAGCTTATTTTCAACAATTTCTTGAATATCCTCAACCTCGACTGCTCTGTCTAATTGGTTAAGAACATCTACAATAGCATCAACTATTTTTTCTATTTTTTCTGTAGAGAGCTGATACTTTTTTTCTACTTCGAGATTAGCCCCGAAGATAGCAGCTTCAATTTTTGAAATATCAAAGTCTACTTCAGAGCCATCTCGTTTAATTACTTTTTTAATCATTCTGTTTCTCCTTTGGATATAAATCTTCCACAGTTACTTTTTTATTCTCCTGCTTATTAGATTTCTGCCATTCTTTAACGAACTCATAAGCTCTTTCCATACTGCAACGCTCAAAACACTCGCAGATTCTAGCAATAATTGTGTAGATACCAATCCAAAGAAGAATACCGATAAGAATATCAATTCCCATTACAATCACGCCTCCTCTATTTCACCAAAGATTTTTTCATAAACAAGATAATCATATCTTAATAATAGTTCCTTAACTTTTGATTCTGTCACAGCCACTGCACGAGTATTATAATCAGTATTATATGTTAGAAGCCATCTTCCCTTTTTACTACGAAATAATTTTACATTTTTACCTGGATAGAATAAATTCCCAAAAATGTTTGAACTCTCATAGCGATATTGACATTTCTCAGAAATAAGTTCCATATTATCTGTATCATATTTTAAATTATTGATAATAAATATCATATAGTATCTCCCTTCTTTCCAATAATAAGATCGGCGTAAGGCAAAGTTCTAATCCAATCACAGAATGTATGCCACTCATCCAACTTATGATTAAGTCTCCAATAATAAATATTGGCGAGAACCTCATAATTAAGCATTAAAGTTCTCTTCTGATTATAACTCGATGGAAGAAGCTGAATCATCTGCTGCCACATAGTCTTTTTATACTCTTCATCAGTAACCGCCAAATATAAATCTCTGTAATAGTTCAAGACATCAATAGTCTGTAAGAACAACTCATATGCTTTTGAATTTGGCTGGATAAGATAATCGTGACTGAAATCTTCCGGTTCAAACTTCTTGTATGTAAGTTTATGCATAGTACTACAGCTATTTGCAACTGTGCCGACCTTATATGTATCGTATTCCTTCCACCAATATAAAGGTGCTGTAACGTCAACATACACAGCAATCATTCTTCTGTACTTTGCATGGACTGGACCTCCAGCTGCTAAACTCTCCATTAAATGATGGTCGTTTTTTCCGAGCTTCCATAAATTATCATATTCATGGTCACAAACCAGAAGATCTGCACAGTTATCACATCCAATACCGTTGTCTCCACCTTTGCAAATACCAGAATCACTTCTATCCCAACTATTCTTAGGATTTCTCATTCCTCTGATAGCATCTTCAAATCCAACAACATTTGTTTTTTCAATCTTAATCATAAGCCGCTTTCTCCTTTCATTTTTTCCATGCGTATCCACACTTGGTACAACGCCAAGCAGGAATTGAACTAAAAAGTTTGCAAGGTAATATAATACGAACTTTACGACATCTAGGACAAATATCTTTTTTAAAGCTTTGTTTCATAGTCATCACCTAAATATTTCTTGAGTTCATTATAATAGTTACCTTCATTACCTAAGGCTTTCTTCGTAATAGCCATAGCAAGTCCTTTTTCTGGATCAAATGTTTCATTCTCAGCTTTTACGATTGTCTTGGTGTTATCACTCCAAAGAATAATAGTAGCAGGATCGTTAAATATAACTCTCTTTATCTTTGGAACTTTTCTTTCGTGCATAGAAAACTCAAATAATCCGCGAACCTGAGTGTTATACATCTCATTTCGTAATTCTCTATTGATTGAGGATAAATATCCAGCAACCGCAGGCTCTCCGACTTTTTCAATTTCAACAAAAGGAATGGTAACATTATGGCAACATCCATGGTCTCTTACTCTAACCATCACGCCATTGTTTCCATAATCAATTGAAAACTCTACAAACATGCTTGCCGGTCTGTTCCAATGTCTTGCGCATTCTTTGACAAAATCTAATAATTCATCAGGTCTCATATTTTTTTCTCCTTTACTATTAAATATTTATCCAAATAATAAAATCTATATACTAATACACATGTTAATATAATCCAAAATATCCAAAATATTAATTCACCAAAACCAGATTGATGTTCTGAAATTTTAGTAGAAATCAATACGCCAATTAATAACATAACTGCTATATTAGCAAGCATTTCTATTATAGTAATAATTTTAGAATTTCTAACCATTGTCTTTTTCTCCTTTCAAATATAAATTACTTTTCTTCTTTGTAATTCACTGGTTTATGAGAATCAATCCTTGCAGGTTCTCCTAAGCAATCATAACAAGGGTCTTCATGTTCCTTATTTTTTCTATACTTACAAGTCTTACAATACTTCTCAAAATATACTTCTTTAAAGTTATCGTCCATAATTAGAAACCCTTTCTTCACTCATTTTCTTTTTCGTTACTTTCTTTATTTAAATATACATGCTCAGGATGATCGGGAACGGCATAAGGGAAAGTAATATATACTCTTGAATCTTTATTTGTATACCATACTTCCCCATTATCAGTAAACACTTTACCTTCTATATTATAAGCACGACCATCTTTATCTTTGAAAACCGCAGAATATCTTTTATTCTGATATGATCCATCACCGACTTTGTGCCATTCGTCATTTTCGCCAGTCAAAGGTGTAAGAGGTTTATACATAGCAAGTCTATGAAACATACTTGCCACATACGGTGCTGTAAAACCGCTATGCCCTTGAGAAGCAAACATTTCTATAAGATCCATAATCATTTTTCCTACTCCATCATTATACGGATCACCACTGTCAACCATATCTATTTTTTTAAGTTCTTCTTTTGCATAATCTACCAAATTCATTTTGAGATTCCTCCTTGCTTTTTATACTCGATCCTACTTTCCGCACAATTTTTACACTCTATCTGTTCGAGAGAATAACTTTCTATTCCAACAGTTTTATAAAATATATTATGCGGTTCTAACCAAAACAGACGATTACATTTATCACAACGTTTTGGCAATATAGCCACTCTGTCGTATGTTGTTATAGTCATCATTCCTTATCCTCCAACCTGTGATACATTTCACAACCTATCCAGCCTAATACACACGGTATTATTGATTTAATAATATAATAAATCATTCTTCGCTCTCCTTAAAATTTCTTAATAAACCCACTTTCATTAAATTTTTTCTTGCTATTCAAAGCCCTACTAATTGCTAAATCTATTCCAGACCTCGTTTTTAAATGATAATAATATAAATCATTAAACGGAGTATTCATTCTATCTATTCGTCCTCTAGCCTGTTCCATAACTTTGTATGAATAGTTTTGAGACCAAAATATAATAGTGTCCGTCTTAATACAGTTCCATCCCTCGCATCCTGCCGTATACTGAACTAAATATACCCAACTCTTACTTTCTGGTACTGGCTGATGCTTATGTCCATTCCATTCAGCGACTTCAACTCCATTGTCGTACGTAATAGCCTTTAAAATATCTAATTCATAATCAAAGTTATAAAACACAATAACTCTTGGATGTTTTTCAAAGATTTCAAGAAATGCCACTTGACGGGATTCGTCAGAATTAACAATTTTTCTGAGAGAATAGCAAAGTTCTGATGCGTTTTCGATAGGCTTGTCTTCCCAAATATTCCAACGATTTCGCATCATGCTCTTGTACGTATGAATATCATAACTACAATAGACATCTTCGTGATGAGATACAGTTCGTCTGTTAAAGTCCATATTTACAAGAATACTGTTACGCAAACGAACTAATCTTCTCGTATTCACATATCTGTCTATCTTAGGAAATTTAGTAAACCTACTATAGATAATATGTTCTCTGGTGAACTCCGTTTTATTCTTATAGAATCCGTTTGCTATGAATACTGGAATATAATCACTCCAACAATCTCCCGGTGTTCCAGACAACAATATCCATTTGTTTGATTTTGTAATTTTTAAAAACGATTTAACCCAAGTACCACTACCTACAACCCTTTGTTCATCAAATATAAAGAATGCATTTATTACATCTATATACTTACTAATATTATTCCAACTATCCACAACAACTTTATTTGTATAAAGACTCACATCAGGATTACTTGATAATAAGAAAGGTGCCATCTCTCCTTCCCATTCATAAGTATCTCTTTTTCGAGCAGTCGTAATAATATATAAGTCTTGAGGCGGGTCTCCCATAGGTTCTGTATAATCATCATAAATAATACCCTCTTGCTCAATATAATAATAAGCGAGGGCTGTTCTGGATTTACCAGAGCCAACACCCCCGCATAGGATACAACCGTTTTTCATCTGAGCTATGGCTTTTTTCTGATAATCACGTAATTGTATTGCCATATAGTTCTCCTTTAGTTAAAAGGTAATGCTTCGTTCTCATTATTACTCTTTCTGTATCTTGCTGCGAATGGATCATCATCAATATCCTGCTCAACATACATAGTCTTAACATACAAGCTCCAAGTCTTGTTACGCTCACTGTAATATGGATTGAGTACAGCATTAACATTAGTTACATAAATCTTATCAAGAGTGCTGATAGTTGACTCGTCAAGTAAACGAGGTTCTGCATTTCCTGACACAAGGTAAATCTTTGGAGGCCATTCACTGTCATAGTTCACACGAACTGCAACGAAATATGTGGGAGTAAATCCTTCCTCTTCGCCAGGTTTAGGTGATGTGCACTTAACATTAAATCCCTGTTCTGCTAAATCATCAGCCTGTTCTTTTGTAGGAATAATAATATTAGCCTTTCTGGAATCATCACCGTATGCATCTCTCTCTGGGTCTCCTGAAAAGTTTGTTATAAAAATAAATCTTGTATTTTCAATAGTAATAATTTTAGAATTTCTAACCATTGTCTTTTTCTCCTTTTAAAATATAATTTTACAAAATAAAGAGACCTAGTAATTTCTTACCAAGTCTCTCAACTTCTAATTTTTGAATTAAACAATATTATTGTCTTTCTTTTTAAATATAGTCGTTACTTTGTCCTTAGCTTTATTTGCAGTTCTCTTAATGCATCCAGGATGAGTAGCTTCCAATGTTACAACTGCTGTGCTAACTGGAATAATTACCTCTGTTAACATTAATCTTACCTGCCTCATAGATTCTAAAGTTTTGTACTTCATATAAATTCTCCTTTCAGAATATAAAATTGTTATCTTCATAATAGAAGATGTAAAAAATGCGATTAATTACTTAAATGGAACTGTCTCTGGATAAACTGGATAACTCATTTCTTCACCCGGGACAAAATCTGGACCAACATAAGGGTCGTCTGATACAAACCATGAATAGTCACCATATACTGAAATATCATTTATAGCATTAGTAACCAAATCTTCATAGTACTTCATATCGATACAGTCTTCTTTTTTACCGGCTTTAACAACCTCAGATTCCATCCAACGATATCCTGTACTACCAGGTGCGGCATACTTCTTACCGTTATTAATACGATATAATACTCCTCCACCGTTACCTTCTAAAATAGGTGTGAACTGTCCAACTCTACCAATAAAGTGTAAGTTATGAGAAGCTTCTTCTTTTTTACAAAGTTCAGAATATCTTTCTCCTGCATATTCTGTATCATAACCGTACTTCTTTAAGAATTTATTCATGGCTTCTGAGTTATCTGAATGCCACACTTTATCCAATTCTTCAAGTTCCTTAGATTCTACCGGAGTTAATTGAGGAAGACCTTCATTTATATCCAAATATAAATCTCCTTTAGATACTGCAAATGTCTCACATAAGTCATCAAAAGTAATATTCTCTTTAGTGAACATTTTCTTAAATACATAAGGAACAGCAAACTGGTCTCCTGTAGCGGTCCATTTATTAGAATATTTCTTCTGTTTAGATGGTAAATATCCATACATTTCCTGACATTTATCAGCCTCAGCTCCTTTTGCTATATATACAGCTTTGTTAACAAGACACATTCTGTCGTATGTACACTCATGTTCAAATGTATATCCATACTTTTTACCAAATTCCATTACAAACTCTATAATCTCTGGAGTTGCATCTGGAATCTTAATTGAATCTGTCTTAATATGAGCAACTACAAATCCTCGCTTCTGAACCTCATGCTTTAAATCAATCATAAACAAAGCTCCTCGCTTCGCAACAATATTATCTACGTTTCTAGGGTCTTTGAATGGATTGCTAAATTTAGCTGATGTAAGTCCATAAACAGAATTAATTGCCGTCTTCAAAGCATCTGCAAGCTGGTCAGCTGCCATTTCTCCATTGATTACCTTCTGAATAAATGGTGTTAACTTACCATCCAACATTCCATTAACAATATCCCAAGCCTCATGCTTAATACTTACGCGACCTTCAACAATATCACGATATGCATTTGTGAATTCAACACCAAATAAACATTCAGCAATCGTACTATGTGGATGCATAGAAGCAATATCAAGTAATGCTACATCGCCATACATTCCTGGTTCAGAATATGCATAACCACCTTCGCCAACTTCTTCACCACGATAAGTAGATTTTCCATTCTTAAATTCATATCCTGGAAAATATGGAAGTAAGCTACCAGCTTCACCGTGTGTCTGACTCATCATTTCTGGACAAGCTTTGGCAAGGAAGTTATATGTTTTTTCATCAAGATCGTGAACAGGTTCTGCTAAATTACGATAATTAAAAGCTGACTGAGGATTACGATTCTTTCCAAATATAATTCTTGTAGTTAATGTATTAGTAGTATCATTTACTGTCATCCCCGCCAAATCTGCCAGAATCTGACGAGCTGTCCAATCTGCTGACAAATAATTAAAGGCTGCCTCTGTAGCAATAACATCATTATCACAATACTCAGCAACCTTTACCCATAATTCTTCAGGAACTGGTTCATCCCAAGGCAAACCTAACTCCTGATGGTGAATACCCATCTCAATCTCTAATTTTTTCAGACTTTTTTTATTACCAGCTGATGCAAAGTCATATACATCAGTGTAACTTACATTATATGCCTCATTAAAGAAGCATCCAGACTGTCCACTGATAATCTTCTGAGACAAGTTATACAACTGCTCATTAGAATATCCCATCATTCTTGCATAAATAAGATGATTATCATATCGTCTACAGTTAAAACCTACTAATCTAAACTTCATTAAATCTTCAATTTCAGATGGCGATGGATTAATCATTCTGACAACCGGTTTATCCTCTCCCTCAATTTTCCAGTTTACAAGGAATAAATTAGGAAATACCTCAATATCATAGAATACTAATTTAGCATTCTCGTTCTTTACTACTTCACTAGCATCTGCTGATTTAAACTGCATCTTCTCAACCAACTTTAAACAATAATCTGATTGATGTGTACTAGACGCAGCAAAAGCAATTACTGCATTACGCATATCTGTGACATCATAAGATAAATCACTAGCATATGCATCTTCTAATATCTTATATATAAAGTCAATACTGGGTTTGGTTCCTGGATGAATCTCTTTGTTAAGATTTCTTATAATCAAAGTTCTCAAACCTTTCTCAGACTTTACAGCATCGAAATTAACCATTTTTTCTCCTTTCATTGGTAACCCTGAACTAATAGTAGCTATTGGTAAATCATTACACTTCGAAAGTTTTCTTCTCAATGAACTCTTACCAGTAAATACTTTTACTTCAATATGATCATCATAGACTCTACTGAGCTTAGTAGCATCACCTGAATAAATATAATGCAGATGAATTCCTGCGCCACTTTTACTAAGTTCAGCGTATGTAGGAGGAAACTTGCTAGCCGCCTCCAAATTTTTGATAAAACTCTTGTTACCATTTTTATCCGGAATATCAAAATCAATAACTATATGATTCTCCGGAACTCTTACATAATGCAACTGAGTTGTATCAATCTCTGACAATTTTGTAGATACATTATCCCAAGCAGATATCGGAGTTTCCTCTGTTGATGCATACTGAGCAATGCAATCTTTACAATAATCATCAAATATAGATTTGGTTGAATTAAACTGCAAGACAACCTCTTCTAGATTATTCTTTTTCTTTTTGTTATCTGAAGCTGATTCAAATTTATCAAGTCTAAATCCACTATAATAACTACGAACACGAGTTCCGTCGTCCATAGTGAATCTATCTTTATATTTATAGAAATAGTTTTTAAGTTCCTCTTTAAATATACGCTTAGGTAACTGAATACACTTTGCATCTTCGCAATAATTCTTATACATTTCCCAAGCAACATTAAGAGTTACACTGTCTTCTTTCTTAAATATGATATATGAATCAACTACAAAATTATAGAAATCATTAGAAGCGCCCATCATAGAAATAGGAATATAATCGTCATAATAACCAGGGTCTTCCAGATATACCTCTTTACAGTGCCAAGCTATAGCTCCAAGTTCAAACTCAACATGTTTATAGACTTCTTTGTATTCTTTTGAGTCTAACTTATTACCAGATGGTGTTACATCTATCAATCGTCTTAATAAGCCAGACTTAGCATCTGTAATCTTTACTGGTTTATTTGTACCCATAAACAAGAATGCTTTAAATCTATTAGAATATACTGACCTGAACTTCTCATTAACCGTCATAAGCTCATGAGAAACTAAACTGTTTAATCTAGTGTTATCTTCAATTCGCGATAAGTCTCCATCATGCTGAATACCAACTAATGGGTTTGATTTAAAAGCTTCCAAAGCAAACGCATTACTTGTAGAACCAAGAGCTTTAGCATCAAATACTGAGTAATATCCATCAAATAACTTCTGAATGATATTAAGAATGGTTGATTTACCAGTTCCTGCCGCACCATATAGAACTAAGAATTTTTGAATCTTTTTACTATCGCCTGTAACAATCGAACCAATTGCCCATTCAATTTTATGTCTTTCCTCTTCAGTATATAAAGTAGATATTAAACGCTCGTAAGCGGTCAAATCACCATCTTCTAAAGGATAATTCAATCGCTTACTTGCATAATCTTTTTTGTTTGTATCAGTATTTGAAAATATCAATTTTTCATCAAGCATATGATACGAATCACGCATCTGCTTCTGACAATACTTATGCCAAGTATCAATCATTCCAGTCTCAGCATCCCATAAGTGAAGAACCTTAATGTTACTATCGAATTTTTGGCGGTTTTCTTCAGCAAATTTATCAAGTTCTCTATCAATTAACTGAATAGCATCTTGCTCATCTGTCGACCATTTATTTAAGTCATCTAACCAAATAGCATAGAAGTCACCGCCTCGAATCATCAAATCAGAGCTTTTCTTGATAATAAACTTCGGATAGATTTCTATTAAACCACGCTTCGTAGAACGTGTTGAAATCATTAAGAAGTCAATCATTACTAATTATTCTCCTTTCTCTGATTTAAGTTTCTCTATTTCTTTCACAAGTATTTCAATTTTTGAAGCCTGTATATATACCGAATATCCAAGTACTCCAATGATAATTCCTGTCAATGTATTACACTTATTTAAAAGCTTCTTTGTTTTACTAAGCTGATTGTTAAGCTGGGAATTAATATTCGTCTGATATGCAAAACACTTATTCAAACTTTCTAACTCCATCACAACTAATTTATCGAAACCCTCCATCAGTTTTCTCCTTTCAAATATAAATTACTTTACACCGATAACCTCGTCGAGATACCACATCATTTGATACCATATCTCAACATTTCGTAAGTCATCATTTCGAGAAGTTATAGTAAACAAACCTCCCGTTCCATCAGGCTCGTATTCCCTGTTTAAAAACTTTGTGATTATGTTTTCAACATAATCTCTGTCAAAATTCTTATCGTCCATAGAATATAAATTAAGATTCTTAATCATGCTCCAGAACCATTCTCCAGTTCTATCACCGATATCTGGATCATCCATAATAGATTCTTCACAACGATGTGCTAAAGCGACCATCATTTCGAGAATACTACAAGGTCTATCATCTAATGCACTTGCTATAACAGCTTGATGATAGTTGAAATCATTTCCGAATCGGTATCTTAATTCAATTCCATCATCAGCCCTATTACCATCTAAATCAAGAATATAATCAAAATCTCGATTGTGTAGACAGTATAGTAGCTTACGATAAGAAGTACTTTTAGAGATTTTTTTATTGCATACTAATCCATACATCCACTCAAAGTACTGATTGATTATATATTCTCTAGTCATTTAGTCCTCCAGATGAGGTTTTGCTTTAAGAACATCCTGGTATGTCCTGTAATCCATCAAAATCTCAAAATCAATTTTTCTATTATCATTTCTAATAAAGACTGAGTCATCTTCATAATCTCCGAAATGAGATGCAAAGTCTCTACCAACTAATTCTCCAGGATTTATAATAACTTCATCATCTTCGTCCGTAAGAACTCCGTCTGAATAATAAGTTAAACTAATCGTTTCATACTCATCATTCTCTCCATAATCCTCCGGTGCAATCACATAAGGTACTTCTACATCATTATCCTCCTGAGACATCTCTGAATAATTTGTATAACCACTTTCTTTTAATTTTACTGTATATTCTGAAATATCAGACTTATTTTTAGCCTTATCTGCTTTTTCTTTCTTTTCATCTTCTGTAATAACATCTGTCTGAAGATTCTTTGCTTTTTCAGCATAAGCTTCTTTCACTGAATTAATTTCTTCCTGGGCAATCTCGGCGTACATATCTTTTACATACATATATGTAACATATGCTCCTATTCCCATACCGAGTAGAAATGAAAATCCAGTAATAACACTATTCTTCATCTTCTATATCCTCCTTTTTTATGGTCATTGTTACGAATTCTAATCCGCCAAATAATAATGAAACACTCCTTTCATTCTTCACAGAAATAATGGTTCCCAACTTGAAATAAATGTTCTCCATATTTTCCATAATTACCAGCTGTAAAATATAAAACTTCATAATTACATCGATTTACCAATTCTTCTCTTACTAACTGACATACTTCTTCTGTCGCTGCTGTTCGGTCTAATCTTTCATTCCAAACACAAGAGAATTGATTTGGCTGATAAATTACATCATATATAGTATTAGGAAAGCTAGAATGGTCTACTCGATTCAATATAGTATCAATTACTAATCTTTTACCTTCTTCACATTCACCTTCTGCTTCACCCATTGTAATCCATGCTATCAACCAAATATCTTCATCTGTTACTTGCTGTTCTTCTGATAAAATTTCAGTCTCGGGGTCTGATTCACACATATCTAATACCAGATCATTACTTTCCGGTTCCTCAGTTTCATACTCGTATGTGGATACTTCGGATATAATTTTCTCTTTTCCTGTACTATTAACAGTCTTTGAAGAAATTGTGAATATCAGAGATATTGCAAGTGCATAAAATACTTTTTTCACTTGTTTCTCCTTCCTAAAAAACAGCGCCTCCGAAATATATCTCAGAGACGCCAAATCTTTTATTACATTCTATCGTAGATGCTTCCTTCAACATTGAAATCCAAGATAATACAAGGTTCAACATTACCATCTTCTCTTTTACGATATGTACTATAAATATCAAAACACACATCATTGTCACCATACTGATTGTCTTTTTCATATTTCCAACCAACAACCATACCAGCTTTTCTTAACATCTTAGTGCCCTGAATACCAAGTCCATCAAGAACTTCATTAAGAGTTAAATATCCTCTTGCTCTCAATAAATCATTTGCGTAACTCTGCTGTGCACGAAGGAACATCATATCATAATCATCATTTCCTTCGAAATAAGGACTTGACTTATCAAAATATACAGCATAGTCGCCATAATCACTAATTTCAGAAACCCCAACCGTTTTTTTTACCTTCTTTGTCTTACCATCTTCGTCTGTAACAGTCTCTTCAATTTTCTCTGCTACAGTACCAAATCTAAGTTGCTGGTCCACTTCTTCGCCGAATTTTTCAACAACTCTACTACGATATTCCTTGAATCCCTTATCGACTGTTACATATGCCGCTGCTAAAGCTACATTTCTCTTTCTAAGAATATTATTAGATGCTAAGATACTTGTAATTGATAAAGTACCAAGAATTACAGAAGGTGCATAAAGCTTAGCAAGTTTTACACCTGTCTGAATATAAATGATAGCCAAATCTCTCTGAGCTACATTATCGGGATACTTTTCAGCTAAAGCATCATTATTCTGAGCTTCATGAATCGTATCGATAGTTTCCTTTGATTCTTCAAGAATCTCTTCAATCTTTGTAGTTGCTTTACAAGCCATTACAGCACTAACTACAGTTCCAGCTACTCCTGCCACAACCAAAATTTCTGGACTATGCTTCTTTAACTGAAACATTGTCTTATTGTAACCACGAGTAATTTTACTCATAAATGCATTCTTATTCATTTGTTTTATTCTCCTTTTCATTTTCTTTTTCTTTTTCATTATTTTCAAGCCACATATAAGTCATTACACAATAGTTTGCTAAATCTAAAAGAGTATCTTTAATACTCTCATCACCCTGAGGAATATCACTATTTTTAGTTAATGTCTTAAGTCTATTCCACTTATCAGACATACGAACCATAGCTGCACTTACGCCGAAATCATCACAAGATTGGTCGAAGCTATTACCGTATGCTCGATTCTTCTGAATATAAGTTTTATGAATTGATTTCATAATCTCTTCGTGTCTTTGAATATTGCTCATTTCATACCTCCATTACTTAAAGCGGTAATGCTCGTGGTAGATTAATTGTGTATCCACCATCACGCTCACGCTCTATTCTTGCCGAACGTAAATCAGTCCAGCCATATTTATTATCTGTATAATTGCCAGTGATACCAACAAGGTCATACATATCTGCAACACTAACAATTCCATACTTATCAATTGTAGCAAGCATACTATCAAGAACTTCTTCCGCATCTGCTCTATTATCCATTACAATATCATCAAAGGAATATGCAGTTCTTCTAATAGTTGCTCTATTACTATTATTGCTTTCATAGTAACTACGATATGATGGTTTAGTCCCATTAGACTTCTTTGTATGTCCAGCTTCTCCGTATAAAATCATATCTATACCATTAACGACAATATCTGAAATTGCCTTCTTAACCACAGGCTTAATCACAGGAACGAGTTCAGATATAAATACATCTGCAAATTTCTGTGCATCGTTCTTCTTTTTTGTCTTTGCTGTACCACTAATAACTTTCTCTAAACTCTTAGTCTCTTCAGACTTAGATTTCTTTGAATTATTTTTATACTCTTCCATAGAGTTTTCTCCTTTCAGTCAACCATAACAATTTTACCAGGTAATGTAACCTTAGTTCCTGCCACTCTGTTAGTACTTTTTTTAAACTGATACGTAAGGTTGCATCTGGCTTTCTTCTCAGACGAAGCCATTGTCTGACCTTTCCAGTGATTTGCAACACAAGTATCAAAAACCATTACAGGTCCGTCATAAGAATATTTGTTCATGGTAATTAATCTCCTTTACAACAAATAATTCCGCAAAAAGAAAGAGAGAAAGTACCGTGTTTTATTCGATACCCCCTCTCGTTTAAGAATTAATATTTAATTATTAATATAATCCTGATTATTCTTCTTCGGAATCGTCTTCTTTAGTAGCATTATAGAAAATATCGATGATGTTCTCATCAAGATTCTTTGAATCCTTATGCTTCTGAATCATAGGCTTAATCGCATACTTATAAGCTAAACCGCCTACGAGTAATGCTCCACCAATAATTCCTAAAGTCTTTAATGTCTTCGTAGAATCATGAATGATTGTCTCCTCTGTTGTTTCCATAACATCATTTACCAAGATTTCTTTGTTTTCCATAATAAAAATCTCCTTTCAAATATGTAATAATACTATTTCTTCATAATATGCTATGTAATTTTTGCGTATTTAACGACCATAACTAAGGTCTCCATAACCATATCTTGGTCCTACGCGATAATCAACAACTATACAAGGTCTATTATCCTCTGTTATTTGTGCACTGAAGTTAAAATCAATGAATCCGTCATCGATATTAAATCCAAGCTCATTACCCTCCTTTGTGCAACGCAATCCCATCTCGTAATATAATTCATTAAGGCTGATATACATTTCATTCATCAATCTTTTATTCAATTCGTTCTCAATTCGACGAAGTTTATCAATATCTGAAGTAAAATATCTACCAGAAATGGAGTCATAACATAATGTATCACCCTTAGCTGTAATAATAACCTCTGTGTTAGTTACCGGATTCTTTTGAATCGTGTCTTTTGCTATCGCATCACGAATTGATTGTTCTTTCTTATCACCAAACGTTTCTACAACTTTAGCCTGATACTCTTTTAATGCATTTTCAGATAATGTATAAGCTGTAGCTAATGCAGCATTTCTTCTAACGTTTACTGATAATGCACCAATAAGACACGCTACTGAAAAGCATCCTGTTAATGTAGCTGGAATATAAACCGGATAAACTTTAGTTATCATTTCCTTTGCTACTGTTTTTTCATCTTCTCCTTCTGTGTTTTCTTTTACCTCAGCTAGTAAATCTAAAGCTTTAGGTGTAGCTCTAACTGCCATTACTGTTGTTGTAATCATTCCAGCAATTCCTATTCCAGTTAAGATTTCTGGACTATGCTTTCCTAATTCATAGCGAAAGTTTTTTAGTATTTTTGAAATATTCATTATTTTTTTCTCCTTTCAAATATAAAACGCCCACAAGGGGCGCAGATTACTTTTTAATACGGAAGACCGGACGAACCCCAAGAGAGTACGAAGCGTAGGTGTTGCGCGCACCGCCATAGCTGCCCACATAAGCGAAATTAGCCGCATATTTATATTTCTTGATCTGATTCTTGAGCCACCACCATTCCCGATGTCCATTACAATCACATACACGATTACATAGTCTCTTCATCAATTCAAACTGTTCATCCGTATCAGGCTCGAAATATTCTCTGCACCATTCATCATCACCAAATATCTGTCCGCATGTAGGAAGAGTAATATCTGTAACATTAAATGTTTCTGGAAATAAAGGAAGAATATCCTTGTCTAACCATTCCTGAATATCGTTATGATTATGCTTTGCGATAATATCATCAAACATAAAGACAACAGAATCCTCTTCAATTGCCTGTACTGTTGCTGTAAAATTACCAAGTTCATTCATTCTGACAGTAATCTGATCTCCAACATAATACTGTTCTCCTTCATTTACATCAACACTAACCTTTCTTAATACTTCCATTTGCCGTTTTCTCCTTTCATCTTTCAACAATCATTGCTAAGAAAATGTCATATACATCTTCTGCTATATCATGAGCAACTGAGAATATATAACTATTTTTGCTATTAGTGCAGGCATATTCATCCATTTTATGAATAAATAATTCAATAGCATTAATCGGTTTCATATTCTTATGTTGTTTCACGAACGTAAGTAACTCTTGCACAGCCCATCTTGAATAACTAGACTGTATAAATCTGTCTTTTTTCCATTGTATACACGGGTTTTTCATATTCATTAAATAATCTTGAAAAATCAAATCAAGCTGTTCATCACTCATAAGCTTGCCTCCAAAACAAAAAGAAAGAGCCCTTGTTAGGACTCTTTCTCGTTTTCTCTCTTGGTTAATACCTCATTAATTTTTTCTTCAATTAAAATTTCCTGTGTTTGATCGTTGGCATAGTTTGAAATAAATCCTGATAAAATTCCCAAACCAGTTCCAGCGATTGCCATACATTTTGCTAATTCTTTTTTATTCATAAGATATACACCTTCCTTTCATAATATAAAATGTAAAAAATGCGTAAAAAATAAAAGGCTTTTTACAGCCTTTATTTGTATATTTATTAATATTTTTTATTTAATTTATGCTCTATCCTTTCCTGAACATCTTTTTCACTTATTTCATATCGAGCTCTTATTGCCATTAAACTAATGTACATGTCACCAATTTCATCAATTAAATTCTGCTTTTCAAAATCTAAACCTTTTCTTTCCACTTTTGAAACAGCTTGAATTAATTCTCCTGCTTCTTCCATTAGCATCATAGGCATTCTATCACCCCAATATTCTGATACATCTTTACAACTCTGTTCAAAATTTTCTACAAAAATAGATTTCATAATTTTATTCTCCTTTCAATTTTAATAAATAGTTTTCATAATATGATATGTAATTTATGTGAATCAATAACGCTCTTCATCACTAAATGGCATAGGATTCCATTCAAAATCTATAATACAAATCTCCATATCATCATCTAATTTAGTTACATGATGAGCAAAATCAATCCAATATAATTCACCATTGTAAATATCCCATCCGATTTCATCTCCACAGTCAATTTTTGATAATCCTAAGAAATTATAGAATTCATTAAGTGTAATCGAACCGCCCATAGTATAATTTCTATTAAGATGGTACTCAGCTTGTAATACTTTATTTATTGTTGACTCAAAATATCTCTTTGAGAAAGAATCATAAAATGTTCTTATAACCTCTGGATCTGATGTTATAAAATCCAAACAAGATGTCCCAATCAAATTATCTGTATGAATATAAACATCTTCACAATGTTCTTTCACTATAGCGTCTACAATATTATTGTGAACTTCTTCACTGTATAATTCTTTCAACTTTCCTTTGTATTCGCGATATGAGCTGTCTAATAGAGCATAAGCGCTTGCTAAAGATGCTTGAGTCTGCTTATTTAATATATTAGCTCCAACAATACAAGAAATTGTTGTTCCACCAACCAAAGCTACTGGAATATAACATTTCCAAGCAGACTCTATAGCTTCTTTTTTAGTATAAGCATATGGGTCTCCATCATGATTTTTTCTACTATCCGACTTGATTAATTCTACTGCTTTTGGAGTTACTTTTGCGGTAACAACAGCGGTGCCTATAACGCCAAATGAACCAAGAACTGTAAGTATAGTCGAATTATAATGTTTAATAAATTTCTGAATCTTCGGTACTAATCCTTCCATTAATTGTCTCCTTTCTCCAACTTCATTAATTCACAGTCGATAGCTTCATATGAAATATAACCAGTCTCTATAAATTCTCGCATACTTTCATGCATAAAAGCTATTGATTCAGCCATTTTTTGTGGGTCATCAATCATTAATGCTTCTGATAATTGTTTACATGCCTTTGTTAATTCTTCTCTTTCTTTAGCCATTGCTTTCTTCTCCTTTCTTCTTTTTAATCTTGATAATAACTTCTTCGTTTTCAATCCACGCCTCTAATTTAAAATCATCTGGTGTTGATGCAATTAATTTAAGTAATGATGGTTTCTTCTGAATTTCTTCATTTGCTTTTGTCGTGATCGCTTTTGAAAACATTTTGTTCATGAAACTCATTTGCCACTTTCTCCTTTCATAAAATAAAAATTAAAAGAAACAGTAAAGGATTCGAACCTTTGACCTCGGAATTGTATTATCCCGCGCACCACCACTGTGCTAACTGTTTCTCCATAATATAAAATGTAAAAAATGCGTAAAAAGAAAAGAAAACGTAGTCTTATACAGTTCATCATTTCCTGCCCGAGAGTCGCTCGGTCTTGGTTCCTATATGTCAGCATCTCAGCTGCTGGGACACTCTCCCAGACCACATTACTGCTCGTTTTCTCCATAATATAAAATGTAAAAAATGCGTAAAAAGAAAAGAGCCCTTGTTAGGACTCCTTACTTTCCGATTCTTCAATTTCTCTACTAAGTGCTCCATTAGCAATCTCATATAAATCTAAAGCTGTGTCTAGTATATTAATTTGTTTTTCTGCTTCTATAGCTCTTTTGCGCTGTTTTATCGCTTCTTTTGCAAATGCAACAGCTGCTAAAGCCTCCGTAACTAAACAAACTCCAATACCCATCGCAAATCTTAAATTATTATCGTCATGCATAATTAAAATCTCCTTTCAGAATATAAAATTGTTTTCCATAATAGGAGATGTAAAAAATGCGTAAAAAATTAAAGGAGAAAAACGAAAAGGGAATGTTATTAACAATCCCTATTCGCTGTTAAACTTATAAATTATATTATCTTTTTGGTAACATCTTAGATAATAGATTTCTAGTCATTGGTGAAGTAATAGTTCCCGTCTCCTCAAACTTAAGTCCTCTACGGTTCCAGACGTCATAAGCAACAATACTAAGCATTGATAATCCAACCTGCATTCCCAAGTTAACCCATTTATCGAGTTTCTGTTCATCTAACTGAGCTTTCTTTAATTCTAACTCGTGTAATCTATCATCAGATTCAACTTCAATTTGTCGAGCTTTAAGTTCAATATCTTTGTTCTTAATCTCAGATTCAACTTCAATTTGTCGAGCTTTAAGTTCAATATCTTTGTTCTTAATCTCAGATTCAACTTCAATTTGTCGAGCTTTAAGTTCAATATCTTTGTTCTTAATTTCAGATTCAACTTCAATTTGTTGAGTTTTAAGTTCAATATCTTTGTTCTTAATCTCAGATTCAACTTCAATTTGTTGAGTTTTAAGTTTAATATCTTTGTTCTTAATCTCAGATTCAACTTCAATTTGTCGAGCTTTAAGTTCAATATCTTTGTTCTTAATCTTGACGTCATTTTCCTGTTGCGTCTTTTCTAAATTACATTTGTCACGATGCTTGCTATACTCAGCATCAATTTTCTCCTCTTCGATTTTCAACTTGTAGAGAGCAACTAGATTATTAATAGCTTTCTGTTTGTCTTCTCCATCCACCATTGAGTCTAAATTTTCGAATTCGTTCTCAATTCTCTGTACCAATAATGTTCTTGTACTATCGTCCATTCTTATTCTCCTTTCAAGATAGTGTTATTTATAGGTTCTCATAATAGGAAAAGTTATTCGTGCGTAATATAATTGTTAACCAAAACTTTAAGCACAATATATTTTTGTTTACTTATCCATTCTACTCCGCCATTAGAACTATCCATTTCTAAAAACATATATGGACCATCATCAATATCAGAATTATCAATTCTAAGATTTCCGATAGGATTTATGAATATATAATGTCTTCTAATAAAATAACTAATCAAGACCCCTATAATAACCCCGATTGCACAAGATAATAACATACCCATTGGTTTTCACCTCCTTTCTGTAAATATAATAGAAAAAGCAAGAGTCAATGTTATTCGCATCAACTCTCGCCCTAAAGTTAACCAACTCTACGTCTTAACATAAAATCTGGAATCTGAATTTCAACTTCGTTTTCTTCTTCCGGTAAAGCAATTTCATTAATCAATAATGTTTGATTCTGATACATACGGTTTATTGCATCTATAAGAGTGTCAATTTGTTTACCATTGTCAACTCCTTTTAATGTGTAAGCCGCTGTAATCGCACATACATAATCATTAGCTGCCTTGTTTGCCATTTCTTTAAAACTTTCCATAATTTTATCTTCCTTTCTATGATAAAACATAATTTTTCTTTTCATAAAGGAAGTTGTATTTTTTGCGTAAAAAATATTTTATATAAAATATAGTAAACATATTTAAAACGTTTTTTGGAAAAACCCCATCGGGGATTTTTTGGATTTTGATTTTAATTAATTTACCACAAAAGTCGCAATCTCTATCTTATGTTTAAAAAAATAAAATAAAATGTAATATAGGAGCAACCTACTTTTTTATGTAAGAAAGTCACTCCTAACTACTATTATAAAGCCTTTATTTAGTTATACCTTTAAAATCTTTATTATACTGCATTGTGCTAAGACCAAGAATGACACCAATAAAAGTGTCAACAGCTGTAATTGTACCAACTATCTGCTCACCATAAGGAAGACCCCAAATACCTGCTAAAGCAAAATATAAGGTGCCAAGTGCAGGAAGAAGATACTGTGCGATCCATTTAAGAATATCGTATACTTTGTTATTTAACTTCATTTTACTCATCCTCCTCGTTCGCTTTGTAACCAACTTTTTGAATCGGTAACTTATCAACTTCTTTCATAATTCGTTCAGCTGAACCGTTACCGCCCATTAGCTTATATGGAACATACAAATAGTCATGAATGTTCTCATACTCATCTTGTGTAATCCATCCTCTCTCGATGTATGCCATACCAAGAAATATAATTCTATCATGACCAAGTCCAATAAGCATCTGTGTTCTAACATCTTTCTTTTCGAGTTTTTTTGTAACATAAGCCCATAGTCCAGAAGATGCTAAAACGGAACTAAATACGGTTATCAGTATTTGCTGCCAACCATCCATCAACAGAATCCTCCTTATCAACAATAATTAATTTCTTATTTGGGATTGTAATGGACTTACCAAACAATTATTCCTCGTATGGCTCACCTGTGATTTCTGTATACTCCTCTTCAGTGATCCATCCCTTAACTACTGCGTTCTTAACCTTTGTCTCATTCCACATTCTTTCACCATTCATGAAAGTATTGTAGTATGTCTTTACTACGGTAAATTTTTTGCTATGCATTTCGGTGATCCTCCTTCCTTACAATTCAACGTCACACATAAGTGCGATGTAGTCGATATCAGATCTATTCTTAATAGCAACAAGTTCAGTCTCAGTTAACTCTCTAAGAGCAAACCAATATTCTGAATCATACTTAGTACAGTGAATGAGAGACATATTATTATATGTAGTTTCCTCTTCACCTTCAACGATAGTAACTGTACTGAGATTACCATCGAAAATCTTTTCATCAATCTTCATTGGTGAAACAAAGTTGTTACCGTTCATCTTTAAATCAGTAATCTTCGTTCCATCGGCAAGAATAATAGTGATTTTATTATCCATTTTGATTTTCTCCTTCCAAATCTAAAAAGTAGCGGGGTACAAGACCCCTAGATTATTAACCGATACAGAACTCCGGACGAACCCCACTAGAGACCGAAGCGGCGTCGGTGCTCGCAAGGCCACGGTTGAACACACTAGCGAAATGAGTCGCAGACACTACATCCCTTAACCAAATTTGCTGTTTATTATTGATAGCCTTTGGATTGAGAACAAACAATGCTAACTGCTGCTTTGCTACTGTGTGTCTTGTAGGAATTGTGGCTCCATTATTTGCAGGAACAAACATATATGTACCATATACCATAGGCTCGTTCATAAGGTCTACAGTTGAATCAAACCAACCACCTGCCGAAGGATATCCGTCTGTAACAGCATTAATTAAGTATTCTCTATGAGAAAGAACCATATCATCGAATGCTGCTGTAATTGTCGCCTTAGCAGAATCCAAGCCTTTTGTATACATCTTAGAACCAACATAACCGCCTGTAGTTGCATTTGAATTGTTCATTGATGTACTATATAAAGCACTTTCAGGAACAATAACCAAGTGATGCTTAGTGAACGCAGTATCTCCACAGTTGTAGAAATAGTCCATATCAGCGATAACCCAAGTTACTCCGTTGATAACCCAGTAATCTCCTATAAACAAATCATCGAATGAACCAGACTGAATAGCTGCTTTCTGTGCTGAAGATACAGAAGTACCAAGGTTCTTACCTCTATATACATTTCTGTGATTTACAGCAGACACCATACCAGCAAATTCAGAAGCTGCATCTGTTGCAAGAATTTTCTTAGTACCATTAGTACCATCTTTGAGTAATACATCAGCATTATCAAATCTTGACGCTGCTGAATAATCAGTAATTTTACTCATTTTGAATTTCCTCCTTTACCTGTTAAATGTGCTATCAAAGATAGCGTGCGTTTCCATTGTATGCTTGAAGTCATTCAACAATCCTTCAAGATTAGCAATGTATCGATTCACAGCCGCGATATCTCCTGCATCTGCAAAGATAACTCGTCCACGAATTTCATTTAAAGAACTGTCCTGAATAATGTTACCGTTAGAATCCAACAATGGGTCTTCTAATGAATGAAACTTAACAAAATTCGCTCTCATACGAACAACATCTTCGACCTGCTCACCAACACTTCTTTCGAGATTGGCTGTATTGGTTTCTGATGTTTTAGCATTGTTCATATAAGTCTGCGCATTATTCATATAAGTCTGTGCATTATTCTTATAAGATTCAGCTGTTGATTTAGCTGATTCTGCAGCCGCTTTAGCAGCTAATGCTGAAGTATTTGCTGATGCTGCTGAAGAAGCTGAAGAAGCTGCTGCTGTAGCTGATGCTGCCGCTGCATTTGCTGAGTTTACTGCTGATTCTTTTGCAGTAGCTGCATAGCTCATGGCATTTCCAGACTCAACATTCATAGCCTCAATAGCATCATGAATTGAGCCTCTTACTTCTTCACCATAAGTAGCAGACAAAATCTTCGCCAAATATGTTGCTATATTAGCCATTAGCTTTGTCCTCCTTAATCTTCGAGCATCCAGTCAATAGCTAAAATCTCCTCACCAGAGAGACATCCGATTGCATCTTCATACTTAGCAATCATAAGCTCTACTTCATGCTCAATATTATTAAAAGGCTCCAGTTCTTTGAGAAAATCATCAAAGTTCTGAGAGCCTACTTTTATAGATATAGTCTGAAGTTCTTTACCATCAGAATCAACATCTGTTGTACCGTATTTAGCTATCAAGCTATTTTTGAAATTCTGATACTCAATCAAAGAGTCGTTAAGTATACGATAATTACGAGCGGCGTAATATCCAATCTTATCTCTATGTGATAAGACCTTCTGAAGACTATTTATCATCTGATCCATCTGAATATTTTTCAGTTTTTTCTTCATCTTTAGCCTCCTTTCTTACGAATACTTCAGTTTGAGTAAAATCTTGTTTCTTTGTATCCCCAGGACCTTGGGGGCAAATATATTGTTCAGCCATTTTTTCTCCTTTCATTTAATTTTTAGACCAACGCCCACTAACAAGCATTCCTCTTTTGAATGTCATACAACAATTACTACTCCATCTATCAGCTTTACCATCAGAACCCATATCAATAACTTGAACAAAATTGATTGTTCCCGTTAAACCACCAATCGCTCCTGATGTATCTGGATCTAATAGTAGACGATAAGCGGTATAATTATTACCATCAAGTGGACATCCAAGATATAATCTTCCAGTTCTATCAAAACCGCTTGTGGATCGATTAATATACGATAATTTCATCATATATTGACCAGAATCTCTAGTACGAGCAGCCCAAGTAATATAATTACAATCTTTTTCAATATCCATAATTAATCCTCTTTGGTCTGAATCTCCACTCATAATCATTGTTCCAAAAGTTCCAATATTATAATTATCTCTCATAAATTTTAATCCAGTTGAAGATAAACTTATAATATCATTATAGATACTGTATGAACTAATATTAAATCCACCAATCTTACCGCTTGTAGAGGTTAAATATCCAGTTGCTGATACTGTAAAGGTACCATCACCAATATTGATAGTACCTTTCTTGATAGTTAATTCGCCTGTTGAAAGATTAAACACGGTATTGGAGTTCTTATCTTTCAATATACCAGTCTTAATCAAATCGGCGTTTAATGTACCAGTAGTAATATAATCTGCTACAATTGCACCATCCATAGTAATTGCAGTACCCCAGGTCTTACCACCATCGTTAGAATATCCAAGTCCATTAAGATTCCATTTCCATAACTTGGTTGCATTCTTAACATTTTGTGTGTTTGAAATATAAAGAGTTTCTGTACCGTTCGTACCTTTCTCAATCGTAATGTATCCGTTTACCGCCGAGTTCATTATTTGAGTTGCGTTTTCCTTAGCCTCTTTTAATACAGACTGTGCTGTAGGCAACTGTTCTATTTGTTTGATTATTGCGGTGTTAGTTGAATTATTGGATTGTGTCAGAGACGTCTTAACAGTATCTCCAAGTGTATAAGTAGCGTTCTCTGGCTTGTCCAAAGGTATAACTAACTTCGTTACTGGAAATAATCTATCTAATCCATGTGGTTTAGAGATAACTCTGATTTCGTCTAACAACGATACACTCTCAATATCAATGTCCATATAGTGTAAATCAATCGCACTAAGTTCTATAACCATACTGTCAAACTGTAATTCAGACAGATACTTTTTGGCTTTAGATAGTAATATAGAAGCAACAGTTACATTATCCCAACTAACCACTTTTTCAATCCATCCATATGATTTTACTGCCGCATCCGATTTAACATAAATAGAACCACCATTTACAGATTCTACTGTTAAATATGCTTCTAATGCTTCAATCGGACTTTCATCTAATCGTGCTCCTTTCGGAACGATAACCGTAGCAAAATCAGACATATCAAATGACTTGGTAAAATCTAAAAGATTCTTTCCAAATTCAATCTTTTGACTATTTGTGTTTGGATAATCTGCTAAGTAATCTAAATAACGAACCCCATTAGACTTTCTAATACGTAAATGACCACCAAGCGATTTAATGAGCTTATCATTAATACACTCGATGGTCTTTTCATAATTAGTATATCTATAAAGCGAGTCGTTAGGGTCAGTTACTGTAACCTGTCCTACTGTAAATTTCTTATCGTCACTCACTTTAGAATTGTGAATTCGAATAAGTGTTTCTAAGAAACCTCGAACTGTTTGGTCGTGATACTCTGCTGGCGGCTGTGTACTATCATTCAAATATGCTAATTCACCTTCACAGGTTATTGAACGGCAATTCCAGAAATCTGTTTTCTCAGATAATACTCTACCTTCCCAAATCTCAATATCATCTTTTAATACTCGAATTTTTGTAGTCATTCGTTGTACAAGATTATAACCTTTATTTGTTGGAGGTAACTTAAATGTAAAAGAACCCGCATTACTATCAGATAGTGTTAATTTGGGGTCTGTTACTATCATATCGTCAAGAGTAAATGCATCATTATAAATACATAAATCATCTGCATAAATTTTATACATATTACAGACCTCCCTTATTGAATTCAATAGATACTGTACCAGTACCTGTACCAAGAATCAGATTTTCTTTACTATCTAAAATAAAATTATTTTGCGAGTCTAATAATGGTGTTGTTGGTAATGAGAATACAATTTTAACACTTGGTCCATAGAACAAGAATTCTTCAAACTGATTTGTTGTTCCTGTATACAATGACGCGATTTTATTGATTCCCATATAAGGATTGATGAATCTCATCGACATATCAGTATTAACAATAAACTTAGGACATGCTGGTGCACCTCCATAATCTTTCTGAGTAAATTCCAATGTCTTTGAACCTTCAATGGCGATATTTCCAAATATAGATTTAGGAATAATACCAGTGTTAAAATTAAACGTATCCCATAACCAATTTTCCAACGAACCTCTAATGAAGTACTTAAAAGGTTTTACACTGTAATTAATAACAATCCTTGAGTAATCTTTACTACTCTTCCAACTGTTTACTGAAAATCTACCAATGTAATACCATTCCTGATCATCTTCGAGAATAGCTTTCATAGTTTGTCCATGTAAATAATTCATGATTGTAGAGTAAGCATCATACCACTCCCAATAATCATTCATTACAACAAACTCTATTTGGCCTTCTCTATTGTTATATACCGGATACTTAGTAAGTGAATCTGATAAATCCAAATTACCATTAGCACCTGGTATATCAATAATTTTAGTTTTTACTGTTGGTGGATTGAATAACGGACGGGAAGCAGGTACCAAATGCCAGTCATCCCACGTATTCTTATCACCGAAAGTAATTGAATGATACATTTAGACACTCCTTCCTACCATTACTGCCCTATTTCCAAGAGCTTCATCCATATCTGTCACTAAGGCACCTACAACAGTGCCAGTATCCATAACAATCTTCATATTTGAAATAGCATTTGCTAAATCGGATACATCACTCCTTAAATTATCAAATTCATCAGCTAATCCTTCAGTCATAGACTTAGTTGCATTTTGAATTATTCCATTATTCGAACTGTTTCCAATGTCAATACTGCTAGCCAAACGCATTGAACGCTGTGAATATAACATGCTATCAATCTGACTAACGCCATCTGTAATATCTGACAAATCAAGAACTGGCCTAATCGTTGGATCTGTTTCCATTTCTGAGTCTAATCTATCTGCGATTCCAGATATAGCTTTAGACATACTATCCACTGCTGTTTCTCCAACATTAGCAGAAGCATCTGCAACTAATCCGGCATACTGATTTAAACCCTGTGCCATACCTTCGTCCGAAAATCTACCAACTTTAGCAAATTCCTTAGAAGGGGAATGGATACCGAGTAAACTCTTAGCTCCATCTAACGCTCCTTTAGCAACATCTTTTGCCGTATTTACGACACCTTTTGCTGCACTAGAAATACCGTCTTTCAAACCGTCCATAATATCTTTACCAACATCTATAAATTTTGATATAAATCCTTTGATTCCGTCAACGACTTTCTTAATTATATTTTTAGCAGCATTAATTACATCATCAACTTTACTAGATATTCCATTTCTAACTTTATACATAAGTTCTTTACCACTTGATAAGAACTCACTAGCTTTATCACCAATAGCTGATACGCAGTCGGATATAACTGTCTTGGCTCCGTCTATAACACTTGACGCAACTTTTAATATACCATCCTTTATATTTTTCATTAATTCTTTACCTTTTTCCAAGGCATTTCCCATAAAGCTACCAATACCACTTATTACTGAAGTGAATACACTCGTAACACATGATAACAAGCTAGACAGCATATTCCAAATACCTTCTATTAATCCAAGAATTAAATTTAAACCGATATCTGCAAATACAGTCGACGGTGAATGAATACCAAAGAATGCTAATACTGCTTCAAGTAAGGATAGCATAAGATTGAGTAAGGCATCACGGATTCTAGGAGCATTATCCACCAATCCTTTAGACAAACCATCGATTAACCCTATTACAACATCAATACCAGCCTGAATAATGTCGGGTATCTTAGCAGTTATAGCTTCTAATACCTGAATAATGGTATCGACAACTATCGTTACGATAGGTGAAATATTATCTCTAATACCTTCTAATAATTCTATAAGCATATCCATAACAGACTGTATAATCGAAGGTAAATTCTCAACCAAAGCGGCTAATATATTTGCAATTAAAGTTAATACCTGAGGTATCAAAGCATTTAATGAAGTAATTATAGCAATACCTAACTGTATAACCGTTTGACAAATAGTATCTGCTGAATTACCAATTGTTTCAAATAACGCAATTAATCCTTCGCCTACTTTAATTGATATCTCTGGAATTAAACTTACAAAAGCTTCAATACCTAATATAAGTGCGGTTATACCAGCAGTTCCCGAAATAGCTAATGCCGACAAACCAGCAGATAATGCTAATACTCCAGCTCCACAAGCCAAAGCACCAACACCGAGTAAAGCCACTGCTCCACTCAAACCTAAAATCGCAGGAACTATAGGAGCTAATAATAATCCAGCAACACCTATAACAGTAAATACTCCAGCTAAAGTTAATAATGCCTTACCAATTTCTTTTAACGGCATTTTACCTAACTTACTCAATACTGGGCATAAGATAGCTAAAGCTCCAGCAGCAACCAATAATGCTGCAGAACCAGAAAGTGTTCCAGTCATAAGATTTAATGCAATAACTAATTCAGCTAACGCACCAGCCATTACAAGAAGTCCTTTTCCAATTTCTTCCCATGACATACTACCAAATGATTGTGTCGCACTTGCTATAATGTTTAATGCAGCACCTACTGCAACTAATCCAGCTCCGATAACAATTGCATTATTCGGAATAAGCTTAATGGCTACCCCGGCAATCGTTAAAGCACCAGCCATAGCAGTCAAACCTTTAGCCAATGTTGCTAAATCCATACTACCGAATTTCTCGACAGCTTCTCCAAAGATTAGCATAGCTGCCCCAAGAACAACCATTCCTGTTGATGTAGTAATAACGCCACTCGCATTTCCCGTAAGTTTAGTAAATACACCTAATTCAGTAAGTACAACACCAACTGCGGCAAGACCCTGAATCATTCCTTTCGTATCCATTCCAGCAAACTTACCAACCGCATTAGCTAAGATGTTAATAGCTTCAGCAAGAGTCATAAGTCCAAGTCCTTTACCAAGACTTACATTGTCCAAATCAGCTACTTTCAAGAAAGCTGCTAATTCAGCACATAGCACTCCTACACTAATTAAACCTTTTCCTAATTGTTCAACACTCATTGCTCCCAACTCTTTTGTTGGTTCAACAAGTAATTTGATGGCTACTGCAAATGCAATTAAACCAGTAGCTCCTTTCATCATCCGTTCACTATTAGACGATAATTGTTTAGCACTCAATACAAGTATCTCTGATAAACCAGCAATACCAACTAAGCCTTTAAATATACCATCCCAATCTAACTTAGCAAGTGATTTACAAGCAGATGTGAGTAACAAAATTGCACCTGACATAAGTATCATTGTGGTTGCCGCTTTTTGTGTTTCAGAAGCATCAATTTTTGATACCATTTTGAATGCAGTTATCAGCTCTATGAACTCAGTCGTCATAGCAGTTAATGCTGTTGTTAATTTCTGTGAATCGACCATGGACAATGCAATTAACGAAGCGGAAATAATACCAATTGCAACTGCTATCTTAACTAATGTCTTCGCTTGGATGTCTTTCTGCCAAGCTTCAAAACATCCTTTAACACCATCGAGAATATCCTTAATACTTCCAAGCATTCCACCGGCATTTTCTGTGATGTCACTTAAGCCATCCATAAATTTCTTGATTCCAACACCAATTGCTACAAGAACTCCACCATTTACCAAATCAAGTAAACTATCGAAGTCTGCTGTGCTTATTCTATCGGAAATAGCAGAACCAACTTTATCTAATGCTCTACCAATGGCAGTTGCTAATCCTAAGAAAATTGGAGATAATTTTTTCAAGAATTCCCATAAACCACTAAATACAGATTTTATTCCATTAAATAATGTAGTTAAAGGTTGAAATCTAGTACTTACTTTGGTTGTTAACTTATCAATACCTGATGTATCAACTTCGCCAAACTGCCCAAAGAATCCTTTTATCTTCTCTAACGCTCCAGATACAGCTTCTATAATATTAGAAAAGGCATCTCCAATAGATATACCTGTAATACTTTTAAATATTGAATTAATTTTTCCTGGAATACTTAGTAAGAATTGAACAGCTGTGTCAACTGCTTTCTGGAAAATTCCAGTCTTTTTAATTGTTTCATCTAATTTTGTAAGAAATTCTGCGAAACTATATGTTGCACCTAATACTCCTCCTCCAATTGGAGAAATAGCACTAAGAATAGAAGAACCAAGGTTAACCACGCCTATTTTAATAGCAGTAATAGCTTGTTTACCAATGTCTAATATAGCAAAGAATCCTTTAAAAACATTCTTAATTTTTTCAGCAGTCTCCTCACTAACAGTCATTTTTGCTGTAAGTTCTTTTAACTTAGCTGTAAAATCCGCTAGCTGTTTACCTGTTATTGGTGGAAATATTTCTCTAAAAGCTTGAGCAGCTGGCTTCACAACACTTGCAATACCAGAAATAGCGTTCTTTAAAGCTTCAATCAAGTCTGTTCGACCACCTAAATCTTTCCACTCCTGTAACATAGTATTACGAGCTTTTGATTGAGCATCGATAAATCCACCTACAACATTAGAAACTTCAGTCCATAAAGCTTTTGCTTCATCAAAGTTACCAAATACAATTTCCCAAGTTTCAGCCCAACCAGAACCTACTGCTTCTTTTAACGTATCTATTAACTGGGTAAATGTCTTTACATCTTGAGCTGCGGCAAATGCTTTCTTACCAATTTCAGTGGTTTCATCGGCATAATCCCCTAAAGTCTTTGTTAAGACATCAGTGGTCATCCATTGATAACTCAAACTGTCGTTAAAGTTATGAGTTGCGTCGATAAGGTCATCCATTGTACTACCTTGTATATTAGTAGTTAATACCTTGTACATTCCATCGGCAGTTTTTTCAAGTTTACCAGCTGCTACGGCTGACTCTAATAATTGTGTCTTAAATTCTACTGTTGCCATATTAGCATTTTCAATGGATTTCCAGTCTATAAGTTTTACATAACCGGCTGATAAAGCCTGAGCAAAGTTATACATCGCTCTTGATGCTTCCTGCGCATTGGCTCCTGATACTGCTGCAACATTAGCTACACCCTGAATAGCTTTTACCGAATTATCAAGACTAACACCAGCATTTGTAAATTTACCGATGTTAGTTGTCATGTCAGCAAATGAATAAATTGTCTTATCTGCATAAGTATTTAATTCATTTAACTTATCCATAACTGTTTCGAGAGGTGCTCCTGTACCAGCCATAATTGTCTGAACAGAATCCATCTTTAATTCGTATTCTTTAAAACCATCCATAATAGGATCTAAAGACAAAGATCTAAGCATCTGCTTTCCAGCATTAACAACTGAATTTGTAATATTGGCTAATGCCGTTATAGCAATAACCTCAAACGCGGAAAACTTATGCTTTACAGTTTCAACAGCATCGCCTAACATTCCTATATTAACTTTTTTAGCAGCCGCATCAATGTTTTCCAAACCTTTAGCAGAGCCATTAAGATTTAAACTTTGCTTTAATTTTTCAAGAGTTCCTAAACTTGTTTGTACATTCGACTCAAAATTTTTGTTATCAAACGACATTTCAACAACTCTTGAATCAACTGTCGTACTCATAATTTAGTTACCTCCTCCCAAGCATCTTTTGCTAATTTATCAAAAATAGGTTGAATGGCAGGATTGATATAATCTCGCCCCTGCACATATCCACCGTTTCTTGTACCATGTCCATACTGCAAAATAATTGCAATAGGAACTCCATTTTGAATATTTGTATTATTAAATTTGATAGATACTCTGTTTGACGAGCGTTCTATTAAGTATTCCCAAGATGTCGCTGTTAAACCTGTATCTCGTGGCGTTGCAGACGAAAGAGCCTGAACGCCTTCGCGACCGATTCGGTCTAGGTCTCCTACTTTAACAACTTCCTTTACTCTCTCAAAATAACGATTGAGTTTAGAAAAGTTACCCTTTTGTCTGAACGTTATCATTTATTGTCTCCTACTTAACTCTAATCTTTGTACCGGCATAAATAAGATTTGGATCGTTAATACCGTTAAGACGCACAAGATTGTCAACGGTAGTACCATTAGCAGCGGCGATTTTTGATAATGTATCACCAGACTGAATTGTATAGTATTTCTTTTCTACTTCACCATTTACAATTCCCTGCACTTCGGAATAACGGTCTCCCAAGACAGCCTTTCTTGTATCACCATTGCCATACTTTCCAGAACGAACTTCATTTGCCAAATCATTAGCAGAAGCTTCATAAATATGGTTAACGAAACTCTGCACCTCATCATATCGTGTTCCAAGATTAGCTCTTCTGTCATCTCCATCTCCAAATTCTCCTCTCATAGTTCTTTCAACTAATTCAAGAGTAGAACCGTCTGGAGTATTAACTACTGGCTGAGGTTTTGGTTCTGGTGTTGTGTTTTCTCCATTTACAGTGGCATATGCTCTCCAAGCATCAGCATCACCATAAAACTTATCAAGATCAAGATTTCCGTTGTATCCACTAATACAACCTACTGAGCTGTACTGTCTAATAGCACACGCATAAGCCCCCTCATTCCAAGGTGTCTCCTGGTATCCAGTTGGTGTGTAATTCGGATACTGTGCAATCCATAATTCGTAATCACCAATTCCATCAATTCTTTCCATAGCACTCTTCTGAATATAGACAAGTGGTTTTACACCAGTCTTAGAAAATACATAATCGCAGAATCCCTTAACCCAATTGAAATCGTTCTTACCAAATGTTGGATTACACTCTCCTTCCCAATCAAGACAAAGGATAGCTTCACCAACACAATTTCCAACAACATCAAGGAAATGATTTGCTTCTGCAATATAATCTCCACCCTCTGCATAGTGGTAACATCCAAGAAGCTTTCCATTTTCTTTTGCCTGCTGATACTGTCTAGCAAAATCTTTGCTGACAAATCCTGTACCCTGAGTAGCTTTCATAATTACAAAATCAGCGGCAACAGCAGATAAATCAATACCTTCCTGCCAACCACTGATATCAATGCCATTAAGTCCCATATCATAACCTCCTTTTAATGAGTATGTTTCTTTCTTCGAGCAGCATTAATTGCAGCATTTCTGCTATACAACTCTTTCTTACTCATTTTCTTCTTAGGTTTATTCTCTTCGCTACATACCTTGATTAATGTGATTAATCTATTCAAATGCCACTTTTGGCATTCCATTGGTATGTTGAAAGATATCATCCAATAATAAAGAAGTTCTGCTGTGATTTGTTTACTGCTACTTCCATTCTTTTTCTCTTCATTAAACCAAGTGGCAGTCATTGGATCTTCTATGTATTTGTGAATGTCTTCTAAGTTTTTGTTAGTGAGATAATTATAAACCTCTGGGTCGACATTCTGTGTCAATGTCATGCATCTCACATAATCTATTGTCTCTTCCGTTGTTTTCTTTTCTTTTGTAAGAAATGGTTTATGCCATTTAGACTCCCATTTTGAAAGAGAGACGAGAGAATGTTCAATTACTATCGTCTGCTCTTTTGAATAGATAAAAATGTTATTCTTTGCATCCCATAATTCCGCAGATGGAATAATAATTTTCTTAGGCATACTCTCAATCCCTTCTTATGTATTCTTTCACTTAAGCATTAGTTACCTGCTGTAGTGATGACGGAATAATAGCATTAACAAATTCAGCTGCTGCCCCATCCTTTGTGCAGAGTTCCATCATAAACTTGCTATATGCTTCGGTCTGCATAAATTTTCTTGTAAGTTCTTCACTCTTAATGAACTCACGACCATCTGGAGATTTAACACCATATGACTTCTTGATGAAATCTTCAAATGTTTCCATAATCACAGGAATATCCTGAGCTGCGATAATACGATTAATCTTTTCAGTCAAACCACCTTTCTCCATAAGTTCAAGCTTCAATGCTTCTGCCTCATTAAGATTGAAATAGTGGTCCTCAGTACGAGTTGTTCCATTATAATCAACGAATGTAATTGTCTTCTTTAACATGTTTTATTTTCTCCTTTCAAATATGAAAGCGCACCGCCAGCCTATACTGAATACGATGCACTAACAAATAGTTTATTTAATTATTACAGTTATTAACCCTGAGCCTTAGTCATAAGCGTAATAACTTCAGCAGGAAGTGGAAGTCTAGCTTCCTGAGTCTCACTACCAAATAGAATATCTTTCAGTGCAGTAAGCTTTGCAGCTTCTGTCTTAGTACTATCAATAGTAAGACAAGCAGTCGCCTTAGCACCAGGTACTTCTACAGGAGTTGTACTAAGCTCCCAAGAAAGAGTCATAGCATCTGGAGACTCATTTGTAGTGCTGTGTTCCTTCTCTGAAGGAGCTGCAAGTGCATTATAAATGAGATGAAGTTTATATCCGTGCTCTGAACCATCGGTATCATTACCGATAAGAGTCATACATACAAATCCAAATTCTTTACGGTTCTGCTGACCTGCATAAACTCCAGGAGCAATTTCCTTACTACCATCACACTCATCAAACTCCTCTGGGGACTGATAAGCCTCAATAGTTGCACCATAATCTTCAGCAGAAATAAGATTTAAATATTTCTTATTATCAGCATATAGAGGAGTAGCTTCTGCTCCAGAAGGACTCTCTGTAAAAGCGGTTAATCCATCCCAAGCTACACCTTTTGGATATGTTCCATCAGAAGACTTAGGATAAAGTACACCATTAGATACACCAGTTTCATAAAATTTTTCACCAGTCTGATCCCAAACTAACTTACTCATAGTTTGTATTCCTCCTTTTAAAATGTTATTTTGTATATATCATGATTTAAATCGTCTGACGTAAAATGAGTAACAAATTTCGCAGTAGGTAACTTTGAAACTTTATCTACAATTTCACTATCTGGATTTTCATCAATGACTGTTATTTCATATGCATACTGTTGTGCATACACTCCGTTATTAGCGAAGTTATTTCTAATATCATCTCTGCTATACTTTATAGCTGGATAATGCATTCTTATAGATTCTGGGGGTTGATAATAAACATTTCTTGAACCTAGAATTTTAACAAGAATTTCATGTAATTCCAATCGCTTATTTTCAAATCTACTGTTCACCGCTGTTATACACCTCCCCAATTGTAAGATTAAGGCGCGGGTATTGAACCTCAACATTAGAGATTTTCCACTTCGCGCCCATAAATTCTATATACAACATCGAATGAAAGTTCTCATTAGCAAATGGGTCAGCTACAATACTAATCTCATTTGACACAATAATGTTATCATTGAGGTTTCCTGAAGATTGAAGTTTACGAGTGTTTCGAATAATATCACCGAAGTATTCTCGTTCAGTTATTCTCTTTTTCCACACGCCCGGCTTAACCTCTTCAGATATGGCGTAGCCGATTTTCCCATAATATTTTGCCATTTTGAATTTTCTCCTATTTTATACGGATTGTATTAGGAAGCGCTAAGTGCTTCAAATTCAACCTTAACAATTGTGTCACTGCTGACATTAATACATGTTGCTACGTTACCTTCAACCTTAACAGGTGAAAATACAACATCACCAGATACGATAATAAGACGTCTCTTAGTGAAAATATCGATAAGCTCAGCTTCTGTTACCTGAGTCTTTGTAGAACCTGTAGATTCATGATAAAGTTTATTATCTGTAGAATCTCCATATACTATATAACTTGCTACATTCTTATCATTAGCATCATCATAAACTTTCTTCATTTTTTTATCCTCCATTTTATATAAATAAAGACTCCGAGTTTTAGAATTTCACCTACTCCTCAGAGTCAAAACAAGTATACTATAAATTATCTGTAATATTACTCAGCTTTTCTAAGAACTACTGCTGAGTATGGACGTGTAAGACATCCTGACTGTCTCTCTTCCATAAGATACTTCTGCTGATTGTAATCAATGTCAAAGTCATCGAAGAAATTCTTCTTACCAGCATTCTTCTGACCAACATTGTAGTCTGCGAGGTCAAGAGCTACTCCATAAATATTTGCAGGAATAATATTTCCAGGAACTCTTACGATTTTCTTAAATCCCATAGCACCAGCTACTTCATCATCATCCTTGTAAAGTCTATGTCCAAATTCATCCTTAAGAAGACGGATCTTAGTAACAAGCTTCTGGTCCATAAACGCGATAGTGTTACCAGAACCCTGATAATCGTCCATAGCTATCATTGCTTCGTCAACAATAACATCCTGAATTTCTTTACCAGCAGGAATAGTAATATCAACCTTGATCGAATATAAATCTGCATCTTTAATTACAGGAATGATGCAAGCCTCGTCAACTTTATCTTCATCAGAAGATGAACGTCCATCACCGAAAATATAAGCACGAGCTTTTTCTTCATCAAACTTAATAGACATTTCTTCCTTAATCCAAGGAATTACATCAAAATCTGCATCAATTAAATCATCGCGATCAAATTTCTGCTTCTTATAAATAGTTGTAGGGCTGACAGATCTCTTTAAGAGCTTAAATACTTCTTCCTTCTTATATTTACCCTTGATATAACCCTTTGCACGAGCCTCATCTTCTGTGATATCGGCAAACTGCATACGAACCTTAGCAAAAGGAGTGTTGTGAACACCCTTCATAATAGTTTCTATCCAACCAGTAGACTGATTGTTAATAAACTGAGGTCTATCATAGATATCTTTTTCTTCACTGTTAAGATATTCAATATTCTCAATACCGTAATCAGTAGCATGAGCCATAAAACTATCCTTGAGTGATCCATAGCTCTTCGCATTTTTAAGGATTTCATTAAGTCCATCGTGAATTAGTGTATCATTTGTGTTATCATTATCAAATATGTTATGCTTCATTTCAGCATCCTCCTCTTCATCTTCTTCATCATTAGATTCTTCAATTACTCTAGCAAGTAATGCATATAAAACATTCTGCTGTTCTTCGGTCATAGAATCAATCACATCCTGAACCGTTTTCTCATTATCATTTGCCATTTTTGAATCTCCTTCCTTATTATTTTTACTATATTTAATCTCTTTATCATCATTTGAATGTGATAAATAAATATCCTCACCAGTATAGATAATGGCTTCTTCTTCGCCATTATCAGAATGGGTTAAAATAGTGTCTATAAATGCACCAGGATTAGCTCCGGCATGTACTAAACTAACTTCACGTATAACACCATGAACTACATCTGACGCGACTTGTTTTAGCTGGTTTGCATAGATAGAAAGCGCCTTAATATCCCCATGCTGTACCAAAACTTTAGCAACCTGCCCAGATGATGTATCATTAAATTTTCCATAACAATATACACCTTCATCTTTGTTCTTTAATAACGCATGTCCTAAAACATTTTCTGGTTCCCCATGAGAATGATTCCATACTAATGGAACTTCAAGACCATCGCAATCTTTAAAAGCGTTATGTCTTATTGTTCTACCATCAGAGCATTTAAGATCATTTTTGGTGGCCCATCCACTGAAGTCATAATCATACTCCATTTTGATTTTCCTCCTTATTTATTCTTTAATTAATCGTTCTGCTTTATCTTTTGTTTCTTCATCCACATTATTAGTAGGATTAACCTCAGTATTATCCGAAGGCTGACTAATATTACTATTCATTAGTTTATCAGCTTTTGGGTCGTCTGATGGTTTCATAGCTATAATTTGTCTTATTTCGTTAGATGAAAGTATTTCATTACGTGTAAACTTATCAGCTATTTCAGCCATATCACTGAGTGTAACAAGTTTAAATGGATTACGGAAGAAAACGATTGATTGTAATTGTGATCTGGCAGTTTTTGTTAAGAATTTTCTCTTCATCTCATCAACTATTGCTGCCATTATTGGTTCGATAGTACGACTATAATAATTCAACATAGTTTTTTCATCTGCAGTACCATCTAATATACTTTGAGTGATACCTAACTGGCTATATAGCATACTCGTTAAATATTCAATCTGGTTCATTAGATTATTTTCTACAGCTCTATTTAACTGTGTTATATGTTCTGTACCATCAGTATATGCAATGCCATATTTAGAACCGGATAATTGTTCTTCTATGGCTTGTCGCCTCTCTTCAGCCTGCTTACGCCTAGCTTCGGTTTTAATAACATATGGCAATTGAATAATCAAATCTAATTTTCCAGAACTACTTTGTTCATCCACAGCATCTAAAAGATTTAATTTTCTAATTAATCTTTGCATTGTGGAATTTGGTTCGTTCATTACAGCATATAATGGATTTTCGACAATACCAACTGCTGATTTATTAATATTGATATCCTGTTTACATCCAGTTTTTTCGTTGTAAACATTAACTGTTACATAATAGGGATACCAATCTGTTATTTTTCCAGTACGAAAAGTCTCAATATCATATGAACCAGTAATTTCTGGATTATCAGTAGTATCGACGGGTACAATAGCAACACTACCTTCATCAAGCATTGACATAACAATATCTTGTCGAAATGCTCTAGCTGTTTGATCTATGTTTGCCTCTAATGTTAAACAATTATTTAAAGAAGAATTAATATCAGTTATATATCTACCATTTTTATCTACTCTAACATGTCTAATATCAATTGCTGCTACATCCATTGCTATTCTGTTGTACACTGATGTAACTATAGAACGTTCATTTCCCCTTGAAAATCTAACTCTATCTGGTCTATAATATCCATATCTATTTCCACTTGAGTATTTTCTAGATGTTGGATCTTTATTCATAAATGCATTCCATGCATGCATTAATCTATCAGTAAATATTGGCATGACATTACCTCCCAATCTTATTATTTAAACTTTTCTTCATCTACCCATTTATCATAATAATTATCTGGATTCCATTCTAAATTATCATCAAAATCAATACTTACATAATCATTATTTTTTAAATACTGTTTTGCAATATCAATATGCTCTGTTATTTTTAAATCTTTTATTTTAGCATCTTTAAGGTCACCGTTTACAAATTTTTTTACTTGTTCTTCAGCATACTTACGTTTATTATCAGCAGCCCTCATTGATGCTCTATCTAGTTCCTTTGCTTTCTTGGTATTTAAATATTTATTATACTTGTCATCATCATTTATATATTTTTTTTCAGACATTAAACGTTTCTTTTCAGCATCAAAAGCTTTTTTAGATAATTCTTTATACTTAGAATCATTAATCATTTTTTTATTAAAATCTGATTTAGCTTTTTTATAGTTTTCTCCGGTTCCTTGTCTATACGATTTAAATACAAATGAACCGCCGTTCTTTCTATCTTCTTTATAAGTTTTTTTAACGGCCTTTTTCTCCATTTTTTGTATTTGTTTACCATATCTCTTCTTTCCAGCAGCTGTTAAACTACCATCTTCATTCTGGTATCTTCTCACACCCCATTTTTGGCCTTTTATACCATGATGTTCGATGTATTCTGTTCCATCAAGAGATAAGTATTCGCCTTGACAAGTATGAATAATAATATTATACATTGTTATCCTCCTATTTCTTTGACATGGCAGTATCTTTATCTTAAATTTCTTGGTATTCTCTTCATATCAGAAATGCTAAGATTAGCTCTCATCGGATTAGTACCGATTACATTATCACCATTTACTTCATAAAATATACAACCTACAGAACCATCATCGGTAATCCTTATAATAATAGAGTTCTCTTTAACCCAATAACATTCTGGTTTAACAGGTCCAATAGCTTTCTTCAAAGTAGTAATTGCATTTATTAAATTATCATTCATAATTTATTCTCCTTTCGTTTTATTTATTGCAGCTAATAATAAATCTGTCGGCTGTGCATCGTTTAATCTAGAATATTGTGTTCTATTTGGTATTATCATATTACATAATTCATTATTTTTAATTTTTTTACCAAACTGACCATCATATATAACAACTTCAGATCCTTCTTTTTTCCAAAATACACTATGGCCACCACCCAATCTCCAAAACACAGTAAGATTACCATATGAACCATCTGATTCTTTTTCAAGAGTGCTGATAATATCTTTTGATTTTCGTGCCTTTATTTTTTTAAATGAACCTTCGGAAGACCATATTTTATCAATATTCTCTGTGTAAAATCCATCAGTAAGGGTTTTATTTGCCTGCACGTCATATCCTTTTTCGCGCATAGCCATAGCTGTCGTACATAGCATGCAGTTGGTAGTTGTACCTGGATCAGGATAATCTGGATTTACTTTTTTCATATTTTCTTCAGTTGACATTTTTGTTTTCAACTTTGGAATATTTTCAAGTTTTTCTATGTCTCTATTGTCATATAAATCTTTAAGTGCCTTAAAGTTTTTCTTTGTAGCCAATCTGTTTACTACTGTGGTGATAACTTTATATTCCATTTTGAATTTTCCTCCTTCTTCTGCTAATTTTTTAGTTATTAAAATATTCATCCCTAAAACTTATAATTTGGTTTAACTCAAATTTAACATAATCAGTGTCTATATCTTTTAAATCCGATATTTTTGTATCAGAAGCAGCAGTAATTATCTTTTTGCCCATATCTTTTAAAACAGAATCATACTCTTTTTCTAATTTTCCAGATTCTTCTTTATATTGTTTTAAGGCCTTATCATAATATTTATTTCCAGGTCTCCATTCATAATGAAAAAAACCATACTCAGGATCACTATCACCAGGATTTTCTTTAACATATTGTTTATATGCTATAGATGCATTTTTACTAGTTTCTCCCAAAATATCATTTTTCAATGAACTTATTTGCTTATTTAAAGATCTTGCTTTTAAAGTATCTTGTTTTACATCGTCATCAAATAAAACATTTTTCCTTGTTGTTTCTATTTCTTCATCTTTTTGTTTACGTAATAAGTCCCGTTTTTTACTATATTTATTTTCAATAGCGTTAACTTTATCCAAATATTTATGTGCTTTGTCTGTAAGTTTTCTGTCTTTTGTATACCATTCATTATCTTTTAATTTTGGTATAGCATCTATTTCTTTTGATTGCTGATCGCGTAATTTATTAATTTTTTTATCAGTATCATATTCCCAAGTTACAAATTTTCTCGCAGAATCAGAATATCTTTTCTTTCCAGCATTTGTTAAACTACCATCTTTATTCTGGTATCTTCTTACGCCCCACTTCTGACCTTTTATACCGTGATGTTCAATATGTATCCCCGAATCATAGGAGAAGTACTCACCTTGATTGGAATGTATGATAATATCAGCCATTTGTTTCCTCCTTACTACTCGAAAGCATCTCGATTTAATTTGTAAGCAACGTACGCATCCATCATAGCCGCCACACAGTCAATCTTATGCTCATACCTTTTCTTCCATAATTTTCTATTTCCATTTGTATCCTCTAAAGTTACGCAATTACCCATACAGAAAGTCATTAACTCTTCATCGAATATTAATAATCTTTCTTCTGATAATTTCTTCAACTCTCCAAGTGGTACAGATTCTGTTTTAGCACCCTGAATAACTTTTTCGATTCCGAAAGGTCCATTCTCAGATTGCCATCTTTCAACAAAATCTTTTGCATTGTATGGGTCAAAACCAAAGCATCGAACATCATAGCCACTCTCAACAATGTGAGCATCTAAATCATCATAAACTTGGAACATGTCTAAAACTGTTCCATCCATAACAATTAAGCTACCTTCATTGATGAATTGGTCATATTTAATTCTCATAGCTGCTGGTAATTTCATTAGAGTTAACTCTGAAATATACGCTCTAGTCTTAACACCGAATGCTCCACGAGGAAGTGGAAATAGAAATGTAAATGCACAGAAGTCATCACCTTGAGAAAGGTCGGCTCCCATAGCACAAGGCATTTGCCAAAAGTCTCTCTTCTTATGAGGAAGAGTTTCTTCATATGTGAAGTAATAAGTATAACCCTCCATAGGTAAACCAAATCTCTTTGCTAAGATATCATTTCGTGCCGCAGGAGCTTTTTCAGCTCTTTCAACATCTAACTGATAAGTTTCATAGGAAACAGTCTTACCAATGTTAGGATTTGCTTTTATCCACATATCCGGATTATTTACTTCATCAATATTATCCAGTTTATACCACCAGATTGAAACATGAGGATTGATGTAATCGCCTTTAAGGATGTCCATCAACTCCATTTTGATTGTATCGCCAGAACCATTACGAACAGTACCTTCTGAGCTAGTTGCAATAATCAAGTAGCCATCAACTTTAGAAGCACCTTGTTCAATTGCACCAATAACATCTTCTCTGATGTCTCCAGATAACCATTCATCAACAGTTGCAATTTTACATCTCAATCCCTGAAGTTTGTTTATAGACATTGGTCTGATTTCTATTAAAGAACCAGTTAAGAAATTTTCTATTCCTTTCTTTGTAGAAGCCAGTTTCATACGATTTGCTTTATTACCTGTGGTATTCTGCAAAGAACCATCAGTTAGAAACTTGAATAATGGGCCTCGCGAACGAGTGATAGCAGTTCGAATAGGCGACATAACTTCGTCTGCTTGTTTCATAGTAGGAGCTGTAGTAATCTGATGAGTCGTACTCGTATCAACATTCTCAAAGTATGATTGAATACAACTGTCGTAAATTGACTTTGCTGCTCCTCGACCTACTATTAAATACTGTTTATTAGTTAATCGTTTCTTAACAGTCTTTGTCACATAATGACCTCCACCACCATCTTTATTTGGTTCGTACACACTTCTTTCAACAAAGTAATACCAACCAAATACTTGTTCGCCCCACAGTTTAAATGAATCTAATAAATTCAAATCTGAACCATCTGTTAATGTCAGCTCATTTTCACAATAAGCTATCCATCCTTCAACTGCTTCGTCATCATAGTAAACTCCAGGATTAGCGATAAGGTCATCAATACGATTCATCTCCATTGAGATTTCGCGATTAACTGGTATTTCGCCTCTTATTACGGCATCTCTAAATTGTCCGTAATAAATAGGAACGGCAGTGTTTGATAATGCCATAATTTATTCTCCTTTACTTTTGTTATTGTTCGCAGTATTAACATATCCTTTTATGGAGGTGATAAAATATGAGACTAACAATAACTGATAATATGTGTGCAATAACACGAAAGGTAATCAAAGATTTTAATGCACTTACAGATGAAGAATTCTTATATAAATATTATTGTAAGAAATCTACATATTATAAAAGAGTATTAAAATATAAAGATCCTTATATGAATGCACCATTAGCAAAATTTGGTAAATTTTTAGCTAAACATATGAAATAACCAGGTAAGAGAAGAGTGTATATTACATGTACTCTTCTTTTTTTTACCTAATCATAATCATATATTTCACGTTCTGGTGTATACCATAATCCGGTGTTAAAATTATGTGATTTTAAGTATTCTCTACCAGCTTGTGTATCTTCAAATCCGAGGTCTTTTAAGGCAGCACCATAAGATTCATCTAATAACTTATTCATTTTCTTCAAGTGAGATGAATATTTACCGCCACCTTTCCATACCTGTTCAAAAAGTTTGTTAGTATTGGTGTTCCCGTTTTTACGATTTGCTTTATTAAATTCTTTTTGTAATTTTCTAGTATTGTATTTTGAAACTTCAGAATTTTTTCTCTTCTTTCCAGCAGCTGTTAAACTACCATCTTTATTCTGGTATCTTCTTATGCCCCACTTTTGACCTTTTATACCATGATGTTCAATGTATTCTGTTCCATCAAGAGATAAGTATTCACCTTGACAAGTATGTATAATAATATTATACATTGTCATCCTCCTTTACTTTTGTTAAGGTCTAGTCTTAGTGATAATTTTCTTAATCTTATTGTAATCGTCATTGATAATCTTCTTAATCTTATCGGAATTGTTATGGATTGTTAGTACTGTAGTAGTCAAAGCAGCAACTGTTGTACTATCTTTGACTATTTTATCCACATAATCTTTTCCAGTCTTCACATCTTTACTCGATAAGGCAGCGTACTGCTGTTCTAGTTGTAATCGATTAATTTTTGCTCGTAACTCTGCATCGCTCATAGACTCAACACTTTTATTTTTACTTTTATCATGAGCTTTATTGTGGTCTTCGCGATTATTTGGACCAGCAATTGCGGTCTTACTTTTGGATCTATTCTTATCGGCAACTCTTTGTACAGCTTCTGCCTCTTTAATATATCCGTTCTTTCTTAAATTATCAGCATCACGTTGGGATGCATCTGCTGCTCTTTCATATCTATCTCTACGTTTTTTACCAGCATTTGTTAAACTACCATCTTTATTCTGGTATCTTCTTATGCCCCACTTTTGACCGAGGATACCATGATGCTGTAATGAATTATTTTCCATCTTTATTTTCCTCCTCTTGTTTCGTATCAGCCATAATTGTTAAGCGCCATTCTAGTTCTCCAATCATACGATTGATAGATTCAATTACTGCTGAACTTAATGGTGGGTCAAACAATAACTTTACTTTTAAATAAATAAAAGACCTTACTGATTCCAATCTAGGATCATCACCGATAAAGTCTTCCCATTTTGACGTGTTATCCGAAATCGAAAATCCTTTTGTTGGTCCTATTCCTAATTGAGTAAGAACTGATAGCGCGGTATTAATATGCATGATTAAATCCGAATCAAAGTGGGTATACTCTTTCTGGATACCAAGTAATTTCTTAATAGAATCAAGTATACTTTCCATCTTTAGCCTCCTTTACTTAATCTCGATAAATTTCTTCATACAAAAGCCATCTATTCCGGTTGCAGTGCATACATGATGAAAATCCTTAGTAGACTCTTCATCAATAATCCGTACTTTTATTCCAGCAGGAATCTCGGTAACAATAGCAGCATCAGAAGATGGTCTCTTACGAACATTAAGTTTTACACAATCAACTACAACACCCGTTCTAGGCTCTCTTACTTTTGACTGCTTCTCAGTATTATCATCATGCTTTTCTACAACTACATCCTTCTTAATTTCTTTGCTCATGTATTTTACCTCCAATCTTAATGTCTCCATGGACATGTATCATTTCTTGTTCGCTGAATTGGATTCTTTGATAAGTTGTTTGAATTTCCATAATGTATAGCATTGTGTGTATTCAAAGTTGTACAAATCAAATAATCTGGATTCAGCAAATATTCAGTTACATCCAATATATCTTCTACACGAATAGGATTCATATGATGAATAATAATCTTTCCATAAATATCGTATCCGTCTAATCCTAAGTCACATCCATTATCTCTTACGATTACTTTATCTCTTATCAATTTCCATTTCTGAGAACGATAAAAATGCTGATTCATGAATCTATCAAAACCAAAAGTATCATCACCAACAGAACCATTCAACTTTAAATATTCAAATCGTTCCTCAAAAGTTGGAAGTTGAATTAACTCTTGATAAGTTCTAATTATCATTAGTAGATTCCTCCGCACCACTAGCAACACCAGAATATTTCTGAAATGCTTTAATGGCATCTTTATAAAGTTTCTCAGAACTCTCGCTAGAATTAACTGCTTGAGTCTTAGCTTTTGTTAATTCGTTTTCTAATCGTAATTTCTCCTGTTCTAGTTTAGCCATTGACGAACCGAGTTTAAGAAAATGACTTATTACTTGAGAAGATGCGGTTCCTTCTCTTAATTGCTTTTCTGCCAAATCGACAGCTAAAGAAATCATCTGATTTTCCCTAGCCTGTGGTGTCAAGGCTGGTCGCATCTCTTTTGCTATATTGGAAGAATTGACACTTTTTGTTTTACTCACCTTTTGCCACTTCCTTTCGACTTGTTATTAGACACTTACAAATATGTTTTATGGTAGTTATTTTCAGCACTTTAATAGAACGATACGACCAGTTGAGTCTTTTCAAACCTGAAAGGAGAAAGAAGAAAGTGGCAATCTTTTTATTAACTAATCATACCGCCCTATTAAAAGGCTGAAACACTACTTAAAAATATCCCCCGGAGAATTTTTTAAG